TTACCTGCGAACCAGAAGAACGCCGCCAGTGCGCTTTGATTCCACCTGACCGCTCTTGATCCATTCGCGCACGGTCCGCTCGCTGCGCCCGACGATCTTCGCATATTCCTGCACCTTGATCCACTCGTCCATCGGCGTCATGCGCACCTGGGCGATTTCTGCTCGCAGGGCAGCGATATCGGCCCGCAACGCCGCCAGCTCGTCGCTGCCAAAGGCGAGCAGCATGGGGGTCTGGCTCTCCATCTTACCCATCGTCCCGGCCCTCCTGTTTCTGCGCGGCGCGGGCTGCGCGAAGCTGATCGGTCAGTTCCATTCGAGCGACCACGTGCGGAAAAAACCCTCGCCAATTATTGCACTCGGCATCATATTCTCCGCTGTTACACCATTCATCCCGTAGCGGCCCAAAACCCTCGTCTCCGTATAGATCAGATACGTTTCGGGTCTCATTGGCGCATTCCTCGCAATCCAGATGCCAGCGGAGGGTATAGGCGCGGTTGTCATAAACGTTGTTTTGGAAACCATAGGCTTCCCCCGGAGCTATGGTGCGGTAGCAATGGAAGCACTGATGCGGCTTGCGCGCCTTTCTGGTGCCTTGCATCAGGACCTGAACGTAATCCCTCATCACCGCTCCCCCTCTGCCTGATTGCTGTCCCGGTAGGCGCGGAGGATCGCGACGAGCAGCGTTCGCGCGGGATTGTCTGGCATCATTACGGCGATTTCGCCCCATTCCCGTCTCGGATCCCAGACATTTACAAAGGCGCGGCGTTCGCCTTGCGTCCACCCAACATGATACAGCCACCCCGGCAGCAGCGCCTCGTGCAGCGCCTTAGCGGCATCGAGCGAGCCGTGATAGGCACGATGCGCAAGGACTGGGGCGGAGTTGTCATCATCGACGGCAGGAACAGCCGCGAAATTCCGCCAGTTCGTCGGCGACGGCAGGCCCGCCTTCACCGCCTCGATCAGTCGATCCAGATCACTCATCGCCTTTGCCCTCCGGTTCCTTCTCGATGAGGGAGAGGATGGTCATGTTGATTCTCTTGGCTGTGCAGTAGCCAGTCGGCACATCCCATGCTGCAGTTGCTGCCTGCTTTATCCCCTCATTCCGCATCGCTCGGTCGCGGGTTTCCAGAGCGGCCTTGGCATCGGCAGGAACACAGTCCCGAATACGTTCAGCTACCGTTTCGCAACTTATTGCTCTCGGGTAAGCTCTGGTCTTCCACTGATACTCATTTTGTTCATGAGCTTTGTCGGCTTCTTTAGCCGCATCCTCATACGCCGCAGCGATAAGCGCATCGGTCTGGGCGCGGTGCTCAGCCAGTTCGCGTTCGGCTTTCTCAGCGCGGATGCGAAAATCTTGCGCAGCGTTCCCATAAAACTCACGCTCTTTTTCGTGTTGTGCCGTCAGACCTCGAACATGATCACGGTGGACTTCGGATTGCGTTACGATCAGAGCACGTAGCCTCTCGATCTCCGCCTGCATCATCGCCTCTGTGGTCATCTGGGTGTTGAGGTCGGTCATGCTCACACCTCCCCCTTATCTGCGTTCGGGAGGGGGAGAGCGGGAGGCGAAAAATCGGTCCATCCGATCACCGTTCCTTGGCCATCTGTGAAGCAGTCTTGCGACCAGGACCAGCCCACTAGATGCCACTCGTCCTCGCCGGTATCATCGAGACTGTTGAATCCGATGGTTGCGGCAATCTCAGCGTCATCAAGCGGGGCGGCCCCGTCCGTATAGTCGACCAGCAGGCATACCATGCGGCCATCCTTCGGCGCGGTCTCGATCGTCTTCCACTCCTGTGGCGCTGCGGCTGCAGGCGTGGAGAGGGCGGCGCGGATGCGCGCGTCGTAATCCGCTTGGGCTGCTGCCTTGGCCAGATCTGACGTCTGGTACCTTCCGGAATATACTCCATCACGAGATAGCCACAGGCCACTAACAGCGCGATATACCTCATACGAGCCAAAGGCATGATCGGCGTGGAAGTCGCCATTCTCATCCGGTCCTTCCCACACCAGCGATTTAACGGTGACCCGCATCGCCTCCACCTGCGCGCGCAGGGCGTCACGCTCGGCGCGGCGGATCTCCGCCCCGGCCAACTTCCCCGCCCGGTATGCGTGGCCTTCGGTGCCGAGCGTCTGCACCTTGTCGCGCAGGGCGGCGACCTCGGCCTTGGTCGCAAGGTGCAAGTCACCCTCCGCGTGCAGCGCCTGACACATGCTGTCCAGTTCGGCCGTCAGTCGATCGACCTCCGCGTTGCCCTGCTCTACTGCGGGGAGGGCGAGGATGGCGGCAGCGATGTCGGGCAAGACGCTCGCAATCATCCGCAGGTTCGTATCCACAGCCGGGATGATCCCGTCCTGTTTCGAAAGGATGCGGGCACACTCGGCATCCACGAGGCGGGCGGCCGCCTCCCGCGACACCAGATCGCCATCGGGACCATCGAACGCACGGCGCGCGGCATCGCCATAGTGACCCGTTCCCCCGCATGACGGGCATGCGTCCTCTGCGCCGACCTGATGGGCATAGGACAGCACGCAGATCCCATCCGGCAGGCCGTAGCCCCGCTGGATGTGCGTGATCCGGCGTTCAGCCTCGCGCCCGTCTGCGCAGGTCAGGCGTACGGTATCGCCCACGGCAAAGCCTCGGTCATCGCGCCGGACTTCTCCGGTCTTGTCGCCGGACAGAAGGTCGTCCAGAGGGGCGGGGTCGATCTTGAGATCATGGCTGGTCATCCGAAAAGCTCCCCTTGTGCGGGTGAAAGATCGATAGCCGCGGCTTCAGCCCGTGCCGTCTCGGCAGAGAGCATGAGCCATTCGGCGAATTCAGGTTGATGCGGCCGGGCTGCGGCTTCCCGCTCATTCAGGGCGGCATAGAACAGCAGGAATTCCCGGTGCTCTGCGGGGGTCATATGATCCATGGTGACACCCATTCCCCGGCCAACATGTCCGCGACGACCGGAAGGTAGTCGGTATCCTCGCCGAACGTCTCGACCCACCACGCGCGCCGCGTGTGGATGCCGTCCGGCCCGGTATGGTGAAAAGGGCAAAGCGGGATCACCTGCGTGTCGGGCGCCCTGCGCTGGCTGAACCTGCCGCAGATGACGTGATGCACATGGACAGGCCGCACTCCGCAGCAGACGCACGGCAGCTCGGCGACACGCGCCATGTGACGCTTGCCCTCGGCCGCGCCTGGTTTTGGCTGCTTGAGTCCGAGAGGCTTGCGAACAAAGCTCATGCTGCCCCTCGATCATCGTGATTCGACCAGACGACACCATGTCGGGCCCCAAATTCAAAAATGAGTTCGATAAGCTCCGAGAACTTTCGCTTTCCCATGCGGCTGGTGCTCTGACCGAGGGCAACGAACCCGGAACCATCGATGTTCGGCACCACGTCCAGCTTGGACAGGGATGCCGTGAAGATGTGCTTCCAGTCCTCGTTCGACAGCTTGCGGCCATACCAGGTGACCTGACGGGATACGTCAGTCAGGAGCGGCCAGAGCAGAGCGTTCTGGTCTGTCGTCCGGGTCGGCTCTGTGACGGTCACGACGTATCCGTCCGGGGCCGCGTCGATCATACCCTTGGCATAGGCCCGGTGCCGCGGCTCGTGCAGGATGGCAATGCGGCGGTCCATCATACAGCCCCCCAGATCATGACGTCGCGGGCATAGACCTTGGCCACGACCGGCTCATGCGCCTCGGGCGATCCGCCGAGCGTCTGCGCGAGGGACTGACACGACAGCCTGATCACAACGTCGTCGTTTTCGTAGCCGACTGCTGCACCGGCTTCCCGGATCGCGGCGATGGCCTGCTTTTCGGTTGCGAGTTTCATGGCGATCACCGGCAGGGAAGAAATGGTATATCGTCGTCCATGGCGCTCCCGCCTGCGCCATATCCCGACTGACGGTTATCGGGCCGACGGTTGCTTTCGTCCTGCCGCGGGCTGTCGTCGCGCGGGCTGTCGAGCATTTCGAGGTCTTGCACGTTGATCTCGGTGCTGTAGCGATCCTGCCCAGATTGGTCCTGCCATTTTCTGGTTGTAAACTTCCCGGCGATGTAGACCTTGGAGCCTTTGCGCAGGTATTGCTCAGCGACTTTGGCAAGCGCGCCGAAGATGACGCAGCCAACCCATTCGGTGCGCTCTTTGCGTTCACCCGATTTGTCGCGCCATTTCTCAGTGACGGCGATCCGCAGGTTGGCGATCTTATCGCCGCCCTGTGTCGTGCGGACCTCAACGTCGCGACCCAGATGGCCGATGAATTCGCATCTGTTGAGGGCCATCAGAACGCCTCCATGCTTGACCAAGTGCGGACGCCCGCGATCGGTCGGTTGCGGAAGTTGCGGGCAACGTAATCGTCCACGAACGCGGCAATCGCGTCGGGATCGTTCACGGCGATGTCGTTCAAGGCAGGGCGACGCGCGGCCTTCGGATCGGACGCCGGGTCAATCTCATAGGCCCACTTGTGGACCGTGCGCAGACCCTTCACCGTGTCGCGCTTCGCCTCGGCGGCAGCATGCGCAGCCTCTTTCGCCTCGCGCGCCTTGGCCTCAGCTTCCCGTTGCGCATCCAGATCGGCGGCGTTCGCGGCTCGCGCGGCTTCCTCGGCCTCCTGCATCTTGCGGCGCGCTTCGGCGTCCTTCCGGCGCTGTTCTTCCTCTTGGGCCTTGCGCTTGGCGACCTTGAAGTCTTTGACCATCGCGTTGCAGCCCTTGATCTGCGTATCGAGGTCTTTCAGCGTCGGCTGGTATTTCTGGACGATCCTGTCGCAGCCATCCTTGAAGGGGCGGTATTCGACCTCCTTCGCATCCTCGACGGCCTTCTTGGCCTCCTTGAGGCTCTTGGCAACCTCATCGACCTGCCGCATCTGCGTATCGTTCTGAACGGGCTGGCCGGTCAGGATGCCCTCGGCCAGTTCCAGAGTTTCGGAGTAAGCGGAGATCGCTTCATCGAGCGGGTCCGGCGGCAGGTTGTGGCCCATACCGGGCGTCATGTCGTTCATAGGTCAGTCCTCAGAAAGGGATTTCGTCCGTGAGCGCGTTTTTCCGCGCGTCGAAGGCCTTCTTCACGCCGGCCGCTTCCTCCGGGTGGTTGTCTTCCAGCCACTGCCATGCGGCGGCGAATTTCGTGCCATCGGTGTTTGCGGCGTCGAGGTCCGCAATGCTGGCCACCTTGGCGATGCCTGCGATAAGACCGGCTGCGATAGCCCCAGGGTCCCGATCATGTTTTTCGGATTTGGGAGCCTCTTGCTTCGGCGCCGTCGGCCGCTGCTGGTTGCGATCGCTATGGTCATCGCCGCCAAAATCCGGATCGTCCTTATCCCCGGTTGGGATCTGGAACAGGCCGCGCAGATACTGCTTCAGCACATAGGACTGCGCCGAACCCGCCGCTTGCGCCCCGCTGCGGATAACTTCAACAGATCGATGAACCGTCGGCATCGCATCGCCGCTCTTGTGGTAGAGCGTGATGGCGAATGTGTATTTCACCCAAAATGTTGGACCATACTTTCCGGGCTTCTCGATGATATCGGCGCCTTCCTCGTCCATCATGGGGACGAGGCCATGCTTTGCGCAAATCGGGCCGGTCATTGCCAGGAAGTCGTCAACGCTGGCGAACTCGTATTTCTGTTCCGTGTTCCTGTTGTCCTTGGAGAGGCGCTTCACCTCTCCCATCGCCGAAGCGATAGCGGAGATCAAATCCGCGCCCGGAATACGAGAAGCCTGGCGTTGTTCGATCGGCGAAAGGTCGTTCATCACTCATCCTCCAAAGCCAGTCGGCAGGCGACCGGATCGCAATGCGGGTTCAGCACGCGGGACACTTCCTTGACCGCCTTGGGCACGGCGAGCCCCACGGGAATGCCGACGACGGCGACCATGGCCGCGATCCAGACGGCGGTGAGCACGCGCCCGGCTTGGATCTCGCGATAAGCACGGGCCTCACGGTCGCGGAGCTGTTCGTATGGCGTCTGAAGGTGGATCGGCTGGCGGCCGCTGTATTCGACGTCCGCGATCTGCTGGTAATGCGGGATGCCCATCAGACGTCCTCCCCTTCGGAGGCGTCGTTACCGGAATACCTGTCGTCCGAGGTCAGAACCCGCCAGCCGATCAGCCCGAGAAGGACCACGCAGATGATCGATATGACGGAAAGGACGAGTGCGAGAATGGCGATCATTTCTTCCTCCGTGCGAGGATAGCGACGGCGGCGAGCGCCGAAAGGATGAGGGCTGCGGTGGCCGGCACTGGCACGGCCGGCAGGTCCGAACCCGGCGGCGTGACCACTTCTGGACGGAATTTCCCCCCGGTGACGTAGCCCGGCGTCAGGTTGGCGAAGAACGTGTCGGTGAAGCCCGCGTAGACGCCGGGGATGGCGCCGAAATCGCTGCTGCTGGCGGCAGGAGCGCCACGCGGCCCGACGCCGTTCTCGGACAGCGGCGGCAGGCTGTCGACGCATACCGTCACAAGGGGGGAGTCAGATCCGCCTGTCGCGGCATGGGCGCAGGTGGCGAGAGCCAAGAGGCCAACGACGCCGACGGCCCAGAACGGGACGATCCACCAGCCAGAGGGATAACGACGATCGGTCATACTCGGAAACCTCGTTGAATAAGACGCCCCCGGCCGGAACAGGGTTGTGAGTGGAGCCGGGGGCAAGGTGGCCGGACGGGACAGTTCGCCCGGCTGGCGGTAATCAGTCATCCATGCGCTGATCGCGCAGGTAGTCGCCGTATTCGTCGGCGGCGTCCTGATAGGCTTGGCTCTCGCCGATATCATCCCACCAGTCCTGAGCCTGATCAGTGATGCGCTCGACTTCAGCGCTTCCCATCCACGCCTCAAACTCATGGGATGGGAATGACCGACCGGCTATGAGCGCCGTCTCAAGAAAAACGGCTCCGCTGTCGTCCACGCTGAACGTGCAATCTGCTTCAGTGTCGTTCAGCGGCTCGATCTCGTAGTTGCGATGAAATTCCAGCGGGAACGACGGCGAGATCAGCCGCCCATTGACCCGAACCCCCTTGCGCTCCGGCAAGGACGTGTAGGCGTCAAAGAACTGGCGTCCATGAATGCCCATCAGACGGCCTCCTTCTCGGAAGGCTTTTCGGCCTCGAAAGCCTCGGGCCGCTCCTCGCGGCAAAGGCCGATCAGCATTGCGCCGAACTTCTTCCAGAACCGAGCCGATGTTGTTCCGTCCATTTCCGCGATACGGCGATCATCGAACGCCTCCCACTCGGAGATCAGGTGGAACTCACAGCCGATCTGCATGTGACGATCGATGATGGTGACATTGTAGGTAAGGCCGATAATGTTGACGGGGGAGACCTGCGCATCGCCGGAGACCCGCGCATCGCCGTAGACCCGCGCATCGCCGTAGACCCGCGCATCGCCGTAGACCCACGCATCGCCGTAGACCCGCGCATCGCCGTAGACCCGCGCATCGCCGTAGACCCTCGCATCGCCGTAGACCCGCGCATCGCCGTAGACCCGCGCATCGCCGTAGACCCGCGCATCGCCGTAGACCCGCGCATCGCCGTAGACCCGCGCATTGCCGTAGACCCGCGCATTGCCGGAGACCCACGCATTGCCGTAGACCCGCGCATTGCCGGAGACCCACGCATCGCCGTAGACCCGCGCATTGCCGGAGACCCACGCATCGCCATCTTCGGCAATGTTCTCGGCCTTCTCGACAAATCCGCCTTTATCGCCAGCTTTGACCGATCCGAAGTCGATCAGCGCCTCGATACGGTAGAGTGTCCGTCCGAACCAGACCTTGGTCTCTGCGGTCAATCGAAACTTCGCCATGATTACCGCCCCATCTGCGAGAGATTGGCGCGGCTGGCGCCGATCACGTGAGCGTCCGGCGTGTAGTGCGGGACGACAGGCTCGGCGGTGACGATGAGCTGATCCGCCAGCGATACGCGGAAGGTCGTCACGCCCAGACGGCGCCGGATGTAGTCCAGCCGATCCATGCGGATGATCTGCTCGTCGGTCAAAATCTCACCGTTCAGCGCGCCCCTGTCGGGCACGGTCGGCGCGATGTTCTGCGGGGTTTGCATGCGGGGGTTCCTCATCGTTTGTTCCAGGCGCTATGCCGTGGCTTGCGGCCCTTCGATGAGTTAGTTGTCACATATTGCGACATGCGCGTCAATAGGAAATGTCGCACATTGTGACAAATATTTGCCCCCACCCCGCACCCGTGCGAGAATCACCCTGACGAAAGAGGGCTGATGGAGGTTCAGATGACGGATGATTCGCATGAAAAAGCCCCGCACGGGGCGGGGCTATCGGCTCGGCTGATCGAGGAAGATGGTCGGTTCTACATAGAGCCGTTCACGTCGGATGGACAGGCAGAGCTTCGGCGCATCGCATCATCCGAACGCGACGTACACGTCACCAAAGGATTTGGTTCTGTAGCCATTCGTTGACCTTGGCGTCTCCTTGTCCAGCCAGCGGCTGCCGAAGACTAATGACGTAGAAGCTATCGTTATTGTCCAGGTACTGCTTGAAGTCGTCGTAGACTTGATCGGCGGTCTTCCACGTCACAATGGCATAAGAACTTTCCGAGAGCTTCGCCCAGGTGCCAAATTCGCGGATCGCATCCACAATCTTCGGTCTGCGAACCTCACGGTTCAGGTCGTAGGTTATCAAGTAAGATGCCATGATAAGGCTCCTTTAATGAGCCCGGCATTGACTTGCAGTTTCACTTGTGGCAGAAGGCCCATGTGAATTCACAAACCTCAACCGGGCAAACGGTTGCTTCCAGCGCGATTCGGTCTAGACCACCGGATCGCGCTTTCTATTTATCATCAACCTATAGGCGAATCTACGGGTAGCGCAAACATGTCAGGCGCTTATGGCGCAATATGTTGCGTCTGATGATGCAGATGACACATTGACATGTGTGCCGCAGGAGTGCAGCCGGATGGCCCATCACACGCCCCTGACCGCCACCTGCAACCAGTCCTCGGGAACCCAGACCTCGATGCTTCCCTCGCCACGCGTTCTGGTGTCCACCTTCCAGCAGGGCACTCCCTTGCGCAGGACCGGCCCGGCGGTGATCGTGCCGTGACTCGCTGGCGGCCCGAGTTCCGGGAACGTCACCAGCACGGGCAGGCCGATACGATAGGTCATGGGTGGGTCCCTTCCAAGTAACTCCCCGGTGACTTCATACCAGTTACCCCACGTTGCAGATGGACTCGAATCGAGAGTTCTGGTTTTGTTCTGGTGTTGGTTAAGAGGGTATGATGACGGACGATCAGGTGGCGAGGATGGTTTTTCTCTTGGATGGCATGGCGGACGAGGACATCAATCTCATTGAGATTCTGGCAGAACGCCTTGCCGTGAAGAGAGGGCTTCCGCGACGCGAAGAAGAGCGTCTGCGTCGTCCGCCGAAAGAGCCCGAAGGATGCTGATGATTTTGCGCTCGCGCTCATCAGTTTCGAACAGATCTTCAGTCGATACACCGAGCGCTGTGGCGATTGCATTCAGCCGCAAAGTGTTTGCCGGCCGCGTCTCTTTCTCGATCATCGCAAGTTGCGACCGAGACAGGCCCGCCTTTGACGCAAGAACCTCCTGCGTCCAGCCCTTTTCATCGCGTAACTGTTTGATACGTAAAGCCATGGGCCTCTTATAAAAGGTCCACATGCCAAACGCTTGACCGTAATGGCGACAAGGTGATGGGTTCGATGTTGACAAGAATGTCGCAATATGTGACATACTTGGAGACATGAGCACCCTAGCAGAATTCATCAAGAGGCATCCGGGAAAATCCCGAAGCGAGTGGGCCAAGAATTTCGGCATCTCGCGTCCTTATCTATATTCGCTGATCGATGGATCACGCCATCCGAGTGCCGATGTCGCCCTTCGCATCTTTCATGCGACAAGTGGCAAGGTTCCGGTGTCTTCATGGCCCAACATGGCGGAAGTCCTATCAGCGGCACAGGCATCACCCGTTCAAGCCCCACCTGTAACCGTGGCTAACGAGGTGGGCAAATGAGCCGCCCCGAAAGCAGAAGGGCGGCCCCCAAGAACCGCCCGTCCGGTGTTTATGGCAGCGATGGCGCGTCAGAGGTGTATGCGCCCGGTAGGGCCAATGGCGGTCTGAACCCGACCCTGATTGGTGCCGAGCATTGCGGCGATGTCTTGCACCTTATGCCCTTCTTGGCGCAGAAGGCGAGCGGTCTCTGCCTCGCTGTCGTCGAGTTTACGTGGGCGAAATACGCCGAGCGCATTGATCTCAACCCCGGTAACGGGGTGTCGGAATGTAGCCATGGTTATGCCTCCTCAGGCTGTGGCTATGTGGATGCCGCTGTTTCCAAAGGCGCAGCGGCGTCGCCCGTGAGGCCGGTTGCAGCCGCCTCACTCGGGGGGCGAATCCTAGTACGATTCGCCCCCCTAACCACAAATTGTAGACGTCCATACCAGATAGCGCAAACACGAGATTTCACGTCTTGTTCTTCGTTCGGTCGCGTTTTGTCCGAGGTGTCAGCATGAGCGTCGGTATGATCGAGCGCGACCGCGTGAACATCCGCGCCAGCGAGACGAAAGAGGTCCTCGACGCCTATGAGGCCGAGGCCCGTCGCCGCGGCTTCCGCGATGGCGAGAAGGCCGAGATCGACCGCGTGCGCAAAGAGCGGGGGTGGATGTGACGCGGATCACCCTGCCATTCCCTTACAACGGCCTGTCTCCGAACGACCGCCACAAGCACTGGTCCGAAAAGGCTCGGGCCGTGAAGCGGTATCGCCGCGACTGCGCCGCCTTTGCGATGGAGCGGGGCGCGCACAAGCTGTCCGGCCCGTTCCGTCTGTCGGTCACGTTCTGCCCGAAGTCGCGCGGTCCGCTGCCCGACATGGACAACCTCGTGGCCTCTTTCAAAGCGGGGCAGGACGGTCTTGCCGATGTCCTGCACGTCAACGACCGGGATCTTGCCGTGACCTATGCCATAGGCGAGCGCTGCAAGGACGGCGGCGTCATCGTGGACATCCACCAAAACGAAGCGGCCCGCGACGGTGTTGACGCACCGGCTGCGGGCCTGACCGAAACCACTGTTAGGAGCAATGGTATGGCTTTGATTCAGCCTATCACCGGGAAGGCCGGCGAGCAATGAGCATCCGCGCGATCAAGTGGGCGATTGGACTTGGTCTTGTCGATATGACCCCCGTTCAGCGAATGGTTCTGGTGGTCCTCTGCTACCACCACAATGCCAAGGACGATATGTGCTGCCCTGCGATGACGACCATCGGAGACGAGGCCGGGATCAGCGATCGTGCGGCCCGAGAAGCCATCCGAGGGCTTGAGCACATCGGCTTGGTGAAGACTTCCAAGCGGACAAATCGTCAGGGTCAGGCATCGAACCAATACACCCTTTTTGGCCGTGTGAAGAACAAGAGCGGGCGGAACCTGCGTTCCGGCACCGGGCGGAACCACACTACCGCCACCACCGGGCGGAACCCCGGTTCCGACGAAAGGGTATATAATACCCTAGGGGATTTTGACCTCGGAAATGGGTTCAAAATTGTCGGAGGTCGCGATGCGTGATCTGTTCGACCAAGCCACCCAAGCCAGCAACCGGAAAACTCTCCGTCCGCATCAGGTCCGGGCGATCGAAATGCTCCGCCAATCTTTTGGCTTGGGAAGGCGCCGAACGGTCATTCAAGGTCCGACGGGCTTCGGGAAAACCCTGACCGCCGCGAAGGTCATCGAAGGTGCCCTCGCCAAAGAGAACCGGGTTATCTTCACCGCACCCGCCGTCAACCTGATCGACCAGACCGTGAGCGCGTTCGAGGCGGAGGGAATACGCGACATCGGCGTGATGCAGGCAAACCATCCACGCACCGACCGCATGGCTCGGGTTCAGGTGGCATCTGTCCAGACGTTGGCTCGCCGCGAAATACCGCAGGCGTCGATGGTGATCGTGGACGAGTGCCATATCCACGCGGCCGCGGTCGAGCGGCTGATGGACGAACGACAGGACGTGTTTTTCGTCGGTCTGTCTGCGACCCCGTGGGCAAAAGGCATGGGCCTGCGGTGGCAGGATCTGGTTATCCCCTGCACAATCGGAAGCCTGATCGACGGAGGATTTCTGTCCAAGTTCGTTGCCTATGCGCCTGATGTTCCGGACCTGTCCGGGGTTAAGACCGTGGCCGGTGACTATGCCGAGGATGGTTTGTCGAAGGTGATGGGCGATGCCAAGCTAATGGCATCTGTTGTCGAAACGTGGCTCGCGAAAGGGGAGAACCGGCCGACACTGTGCTTTTGCGTGGACCGTGCCCATGCTGATCGGATTCATGGCGAGTTCATGAGGTCAGGCGTGTCGTCGGCCTACGTTGACGGAAACACGGATAGCATCGAGCGTGGCATTATCGGTCGTCAGTTTCGGTCAGGAGAGGTCAAGGTGATCTGCTCGGTTCGCACCATGACCACGGGCGTTGACCTGCCGGTATCGTGCATCATCGACGCCGCTCCGACGAAATCGGAGATGCTGCACGTCCAAAAAATCGGGCGTGGGCTGCGGGTAAATCCGGGCACTGAGGATCTGATTATCCTCGACCATGCAGGGAACTCGATCCGCCTCGGCCTTGTGACGGACATTCACCACGATCATCTCGACAAGACAGCGCCGGGAGAAAAGCAGGAGCGAAAGCCTAAGGCGGAGAAACTGCCGAAGGAGTGTGCGAACTGCGGCACATTGCAGTCCTCGCGCGTTTGCCCCGTCTGCGGTCACGAGAACAAGCCGAGCGGCAAGGTTGAGACAGCCGACGGCGATCTGGTGGCCATTTCTGGAAAACATCGGGCGCCGACGAGCGCCGAAAAGCAGGCGTGGTTTTCTGGCCTTCAGACGATCCGGCAGGTAAGGGGCCGGTCCACGGGTTGGGTGGCAAATACCTATCGGGATCGGTTTGGCGTCTGGCCTCGGGGCCTTGATCCTGCCCCCGGCGCGGCAACGCCGGAAATGTGGAACTTTGTCAAAGCCAAGGACATCAAGTTCGCAAAATCGAGGGAGGCCCGGGCATGAGCTTCCACGACCGCACGGCCAACGCCGCCCGAGGGAAATGGCGCGGCATCCTCATGCAGCTTGGAATCCCCGAGGCGTTCCTGCGGGATCGACATGGTCCTTGTCCGGTTTGTGGGGGAACCAAGCCGTTCCGCTTTGACGACAAGGAGGGGCGCGGCTCGTCCATCTGCACGCATTGCGGTGCGCGTGACGGGTTCAAACTGGCACAGGATTTCCTCGGAGAGGACTTCCCCACCGTTGCCAGCCGCATCGATATGATCGTTGGAAACCTGACGCCAGATACTACTGCTCCAAAGCGAGATCTGACCGAGGCTGACCGGGTGCAGATGTTGCGCGCGATCTACAAGGAAAGCCGTGTGATCGAACGCGGCGACGTGGCGCATCGCTACCTATCTAGCCGCCATATCGAGGAACTGGTCTATCCGGCCGCGCTTCGGTTCTGCCCGTCGCTCAAGGACGGGGAGGGTGGCGTGCGTCCGGCGATTGTAGCCATGATCGGCGTTCCAGGGCAGGGAAAGTTTGTCTCGATGCATCGGACTTTCTTGCGTCCGGACGGGTCCGGAAAAGCCGACATGGATAGCCCACGAAAGCTAATGCCCGGGGAAATCCCCGATGGCGCCTGCGTCATGCTGTCCGAATGGACCGGCTCTGGTGCGATCGGTATCGCCGAGGGCATTGAGACAGCTATGAGCGCGTCCGCGATGTTTCAGATCCCGGTCTGGGCGGCAATCAGCGCCGGTATGCTTGCCAAGTGGTCGCCGCCAGCCGGTGCCGAGGAAGTCGTCATCTTTGGCGACAATGACCCGAAATTCGCAGGTCAGGCCGCCGCCTACTCCTTGGCTAGGCGCATCGCCACGAAGCCGGACGCGCCAACCGTCACAGTCAAGATCCCCACAATGATCGGCACCGATTGGGCCGACGAATATATGCGAGGTAAGGCATGACCATCACCCACCCCCAAGCCTCCCGCGCTGTCAACGCCAGCGAGAGCAACCGGCAGAGCCGCCCGGCGATCAAGCTGGCGAAGACGCCGCCGCCGTTCTCGATCCCGCCGGCCAAGTCGGAGCCGACCCACGCCGCTCGGCTGTCTGTCAGCGCCCTGAACCGGCGCGAGGCGCGGGAACTGGAACGCGCCGCCCTGCGGACGCTGCCGGTGTTCCCGACAATCGCCGACGGCGTTCTGGCGGAGGACTGGTCATGAACCCTTACGACACTCCGCACAGCCAGCGCGACCTTGACGCCCTTGCCCGTGAGACGCCCCGGCTGACCTGCGCCAACAGCCCGTGCTCTGGCCGCCTGTGCGGCGAGATCGACGCGGCGGGGTGCCATTGTGCCGCCAGATCCACGGAGCGGGCCGCTGAGGTGGCGCTGGGCGATTTTACGGCAACGGATAGACCGGAAGACGAAAGGGCACTCAGCGGCCCGGAAATCGACCCTGTGACGACAGTCCGCGCCCAAGATGTCGGGTCGGCGCGCCTTGCAGGAGAGGATAAATGATTGCTTGGGAGCGCATGCCATCACTGATCAGATCGGCCCGCATTGCTTGGGGCATCCCAGAACTGCGGCCCTTCATCTTGCAGTGGGCAGCATGGAAGCTGCTTCGGTTTATCATCAGCGTCCCGCTGGCCGTGCTCAGCATTCCTCTTGTGGCGTTCTCCCTGCTTGCCTCGGCACTGCAATGGATTTCGGAGACGCTCATTGACCCGCTGTGGAGCCCGACGCGAGCCATTACTCGCAAGATGCGGGCGAACATTGCTGCCTGTCGCTCCGCTATCCCGCCAGATGAGATCCGCCGTCGGGCGCTCGGCGAAAGCACCACAATCCTCGCAAAGAATGATGGAGCGGGCGAATGATCCTGAGACCTTCACACGCAATCATGCTGGCATCTGGCGTCGTCATGACGCTGGCGTATCAGTCGGCTGACGCGGGGCTTTGGTGGATCGCACTGGCGGCCATCGGCGTTGGCCTCTGGGCTTCTTGGTGGGAGGCAGGACGATGATCGTGGTCTGGACCAAAAGCCACTGTCCGCAATGCGACGCCACCAAGCGCTGGCTCACCGAGCACGAGGTGCCGTTCGAAGCCCGCGACCTGATGGAGCACCCGGACGATCTGCAACGGCTGATCTCCGCGGGGTTCGGCTCCGCGCCGATCGTAGAGGCGGATGGGCATGAGGCATGGGGCGGATACCGGCCTGATCTGCTCCGCAAGCTGAAGGATGGCGCGTGATGAATGGTCATGTGTCATGGGCGCTTTCATTTGCCGTTGCAGTCATTTTCATCTGCGTAGCGGTGATGACTGTGACGACTGATCCGCGTGTAAGCGCGATGGAATCATGCACTCGCGGCTTCCCATCGGAGGCAAAGCAGGTGGCCTGCGCAGATGCTATTTTCGGCGCGCGGCGCGAACGATAACCACAGGGGGCAGGAACATGGGCGACATGAGCACGGGCAACGGAGCGGCGTTCAGCAAAGCCGCGCGGCGGAAGGCAAAGAAAGCACGGGGCGTCGAAGCCATGTACGATCAATGGAAAGGGGACGCCATGCCAGCGCAGAAGCAGGACAAGCCGATGGAGACGGTGATGAAGGCCCGGGCGCGCCGGGTGAACTGCCGTCCGTCGATTGCCCTGGTGCTGGACGCCAAGCTCGGTGACCCATGCGGAGAGGCGATCTATCTGGGCATCAAGGATCAGGCGGAGGCCGGACGGGTCTGGGATCTGTTCAAACGCATGGACGCCGCCGACGATGCGTTCTGCCGTCGCATCATCGGCCGCCGCCGCTTCCCTGCCGTGTCCAAGATGGAGTTCATGCCGGAGCGCCTTGAGACGAGCCAGGCTGATCTGGATGCGTTCGATGTGCGTACCGAGGACGAGAAGGCCGCGGCAGCCCGTGACGCGCATCGGAACTGGCAGGAGCTGTTCGACCGGCTGTATCCGTGGCAGCGGATAGCGATCCAGTCCGCGGCGCTTCATCGTGAGGTGCTTCAGCGCAATGGAAAGCTGACCTCCGGCGGCATGGCGTTTGTTGCTGCGATGAAGCGCTTGACAGAAATCGAGCGCGCTTGACGGGTGATTCGTTCGGTGGTAAATTTCTGGCAGTGGCGCGGGTCTGTATAGGTCCGCGCTTTTCGATTCCGTCTTCTGGTGGGTTTCCGGGTTTGGAAGGCCCAAGCGCGTCTAACGGATAACAGGGCGCGCGTCGGAAATCCTCCTGAGTGCGGAAGGTTAAGCACAGTGGCGCGCTGGTGCACACAGCGTCACGACCTTGCGGGGTGTCATCCGCGACCCGCGCTCAACATGTCACCAGGAGGATCGTCCACGGGTTTCGGCCCGCGAGATTTCCACCACGGGCCGTTCCTCCGGGAGCGGCCTTTCTTATGGGCGGGGATCGGGTGATGTGGAACGAGCGCGCTGGGCGGGAGGTCATCGTGGGTTACTGTCCTCGTTACGTAGTTCGCCCATGCCCCGAGTGCGGAGAACAACCGGATATGGAGCGCCGCGGCATCTTCCGCCGGCGCGTCCGCCTCGTCTGCAAGTGCGGGGTCTCTGGGGCATGGCGAGCATACGACGAGCAAAAGGGCTGCTGTGACCCTTGGCACTCGGCTGTCAGTGGATGGCACGGCAAAAAGGTGAAGCGGTCTCCGCCGCGGATGCCGAAGGGGTGACACATGGCGCGCCTGACGACGATCAAACCCATGATCTCGCGCATTGCACCGCGCATGACCGCTGCCGCTGCCACATACAGCCCCGACACGCGAGGTGATTGGTCCAAGCTCTACGACATGCGGTCATGGCGCGGTGAACCTCATGGGTTGAGGTGGAGAACGCTGCTGCGGGATCACTTCACATGCCAGATGTGTGGCAAGGTGGAAGCGAGCACCAAGCGCCTAATCGGCGACCACTTGGTGCCGCACAAGGGAGACATCCGACTATTTCTGGATCCTGATAACGTCTGGTGCCTCTGCGCATCCTGCCATGACGTGGAGTGCCAGACGATTGAGGCGATGCTGTTCGACGGCGACGAAATCCGTTCAGCAAAGATATCGCGCCGCGTAGTCGGATTCGATGGAGTTGCGCGGACGCCGAAATGTCGTTGGGTGGACCAGCGGCGGAAGGCATAGGGGGGGGTGGTCAAGGACCGGTAGGCCTTCGGTCTGGCGACCCGCCGCTCACTCATCTGTAGATTTTTTCCCTGATGGGGAGTTGGAGGGTGCGCACTTGGTGCGCGCGAACTGCAATGGCCGAAAAGAAAAAGACCATAGACTGGCCCTCAATTCGCACGGACTGGGAAAAATCCGATTGGAGTATCAGGAGGATAGCCGAATGGTATCAGGTTTCGGACGGGGCGATCCGTAAGAAGGCAAAGACCGAAGGCTGGCCTGATCGCCCCCAAGCTGCGCACCAACCGGTACGCACCAGTACGGAACATCGGAGAGAACCGGTAATGATGGCGGGGATTGATGCCACTGATCCTAGCCAGATCGTCGGTAAAGGCCAAAATCTGATCTTCCGTCTGCTTGACGAACTGGATGCCACGACGACGCATTTCGGTGCGCTGGCTGAACTGATCGAGTCCCACGAGAACGACCCCCGACGGAAGGCAGCCATGCTCAAGGCGATTGAGTTGCCGGGGAGAGCCAACGTGATCAAGGCCCTGGCGACGGCCTTCAAGACCTGGAGCGAGGCGAAGGCCCCAGACGGAAAGAAGGCGCAGCGGCAAGCCGCAGCTCAGGAGGCCGCAACCGGGGGTAGTAAGTTCGCGCCACCTGTTGCCCCAAAACTGGCGGTCGATAACACGAGGCGATGATGGAATTCACCACGGCCTGTCCGGACTGGGAGCGGAGGATTGTTCAAGGCAGAAGCCTGATTCCCTTTCCCCCGCTTTTCCCTGATGAGGCTGCTGCGGCACTGGATGTGTTTAAATCGTTGCGGATCGTAGATGCGGCTGGCAGCCCGACGTTCGGGGAGGCCTGCGAGCAATGGGTGTTCGATTTCGTCGGTGCGATTTTCGGCGCCTATGACCCAGAGACGGGCAAGAGGATGATCCGAGAGTTCTTTCTCGCGATCAGTAAGAAGAACTCGAAGTCGACGCTAGCGGCCGGGATCATGCTAACAGCGCTGATCCGCAACTGGCGCATGTCGGCGGAGTTGTTGATCTTGGCACCGACGATCGAGGTCGCGGGGAATAGCTTCAAGCCGGCCGCAGATATGGTCCGAGTTGATGGGGAGCTTTCTGACCTCCTGCATGTGCAGGACCACCTCCGGACAATCACGCATCGGACGACCGGCGCACAGCTGAAGGTGGTGGCGGCCGATAATGACACGGTTTCCGGGAAGAAGGCGGCCTTTGTCCTGATTGACGAGCTTTGGGTGTTCGGATCTAAGCCTAAGGCAGATGCGATGCTCAAAGAGGCAACCGGCGGCCTCGTGTCCCGCCCGGAGGGGTTTGTGGTGTCAATCACCACGCAATCCGACGCCCCGCCATCTGGGGTGTTCAAGGATAAGCTCGACTACGCACGAGACGTGAGGGACGGGAAGAAGGAAGACCGGAAGTTCCTGCCGGTTATCTATGAGTTTCCTAAGGATATGATCGACGGAGAGGGATACCTTGATCCGGCGAACTTTTACATAACGAACCCGAACATCGGCCGGTCAGTTAGTCCGGAATGGCTGGAAGACGAGCTTCGCAAGGAGATGGGAAAAGGGCCAGAAAGCCGCAACGTCTTCTTCGCGAAGCATCTGAATGTCGAAATCGGCATGAACCTTCGGGCCAATCGATGGCCGGGAGCGGACTTCTGGTCCGCAAGGGCCGACAAGGGCCTGACGTATGAAGCGGTCCTTTCACGGTCTGAGGTCGTGGTGATCGGGATCGACGGCGGCGGCTTGGACGACCTGTTCGGGTTGGCGGTTGTTGGACGTGAAAAGGGGTCACGGGATTGGCTCTGCTGGCATCATGCGTGGTGCCACAAAGGAGTTCTGGACCGAAGGAAGTCCATCGCATCCAAGCTGATTGATTTCCAGCGGGACGGCGACCTGACGATTGTCGGTGATGAACTGGCGGACATTTCGGCCATTGTCGAGATCATAGGAGAGGTGAAGCAACGTGGCTTGCTGGCCTCTGTGTCGGTGGACCCTGCGGGCCTCGGGGAACTGATCGAGGCCTTGGCCGAGATTGATGTTACGCAGGACGACGGGACGTTGATCGGCGCGCCGCAGGGCTATGCCATGATGAACGCGATTAAGACTGCCGAGAGAAAGCTGGCGAACGGCACGCTTCGGCATGATGGGTCCGCGCTCATGTCCTGGTGCGTTGGGAACATCAAGATTGAGCCGACGGCAACAGCGATCCGGGCGACCAAAGCAAATGCCGGTGATGCGAAGATTGACCCGGCGATGGCGCTCTTTGACGCAGTGACTGTCATGAGCCGGAACCCCGAGGCTCCCAGAGAGCCGGAATATCAGATGCTGATCTTCTGAAAGGTCGGAACCAATGAACAATCGAGCCTACTCGCTCCTGACCGTGAAAGCGGTCAGTGAGGATAGACGTGTCATTCGCGGTATTGCGACGACGCCTGCTGTCGATCGCGTCGGGGATGTGATCGAGCCATTGGGGGTGGAGTTCAAGAACCCGCTTCCGCTCTTGTGGCAACACCGACACGACAAGCCTGTCGGAACGGTAAAATTCAGCAACCCGACCGCCGATGGCATCGAGTTCGAGGCCGAGCTTCCGGTTATAGCGGATGAAGGCACGCTGAAAGATCGCGTCGATGAGGCTTGGCAGTCGGTGCAGGCCGGTCTGGTCCGCGGGGCGAGCATCGGATTCCGCCCGATAGAATACAGTTTCCTCGATGGTGGCGGCATCCGCTTCACCAAGTCCGAGGTGTTCGAACTGTCTCTGGTCACAGTCCCGGCGAACGCCGAAGCAACGATCATGACGGTGAAGTCCCTCGATGCGCAGCACATGGCCTCGTCTGGCAAGGGTGTGCCCGCGTCGATCCACGCGCCCTCCGCTGAGGGGCACAAAACCATGAAAACAATCTCATTGAAGCCCACGGAGGGCAAAGACATGGCAACGATTGCCGAACAGATTGCGGCGCTTCAGGCCGCCCGCGCGACCAAATCGGCGCGCATGGAAGCTGTGATGCAAAAGTCGATGGACGAAAACCGTTCGACCGACGCGGCGGAACAGGAAGAATTCGACACGCTGGCCGACGAAGTGAAGGCCATCGACGCCGACCTGACCCGGCTTCTGGCGCTGGAAAAGGTGAAGGCGGCAACGGCGAAGCCCGTGGACGGGTCGAGCGCCAAGGCCGCTTCGGAATCGCGCGATCCGCGCGTTCCGGCGACGGTCAGAATGACCGAGAAGCTGGAAAAGGGCATCGGGTTCGCGCGCTATGCTCAGATCATGGGCGCCGCGAAGGGGAACATCGAGGTTGCGAAGAACATCGCGGCTTCACGGTTCCCGAATGATGACCGACTGAACACCATCATGAAGGCTGCGGTCGAAGCGGGGACCACGACGGACCCGCAATGGGCTGGTGCACTACTGGCGCACAACGACCTGAGCACTGAATTCATCGAATGGCTTGCTCCCAGGACTATCATCGGTCAGTTCGGGCGGAACAACATCCCCGCCCTCAGCCGCGTGCCGTTCAATGTCTTCATCAAGGGCCAGGATGCCTCCGCCGATGCCGCTTGGGTAGGCGAGGGTTATGCCAAGCCCGTCACAAAATCAGGGTATTTCGATATCTACCTTGGGTGGGCGAAAGTCGCCGGCATCAAGGTCGTTTCCGAGGAGATGCTTCGGTTTGGTATCGCAGGAACGGAGACGCGGCTGCGTGATGACCTCGGGAAGGCCGTTATCCGTCGCATCGATGCGGATTTCATCAATCCGGCCAAGGCCGCCGGGACCGGCGCGACGGCATCCCCTGCATCCATCACAAACGGTGTCACGCCGATCGCTTCTTCGGGTAACGACGTAGACGCAATCCGAACGGACATCGTTGCCCTGTGGGCACAGGCGGATGATGGGAATCTTCCTGTCGACAGTGCGGTCTACATCACCGATGTGCGAACGGCGCGCCGTCTGACGTCTCTCCGGAACCCGCTGGGTCAGCTGGAATTCCCGAACATGACCATGCTAGGCGGTACGATTGACGGCATTCCCGTGATCGTGTCGAACTATGTTCCGAGGTCGGCCAACGGCTCCCGCTTCATCCTCGCGTTCGCGTCGGAAATCTTCCTCGCGGATGATGGCGTGGTCACCGTGGATGCTTCGCGAGAGGCGTCCATTCATATGGACAATGCCTCCACCATGAGCTCGGCGGTTCCGGCGGGCGCTGACCTTGTGTCGATGTTCCAGACGAACAGCGTGGCAATTCGCGCCGAGCGTTACATCAACTGGGCAAAGGCGCGAGATATCGCGGTCTCCATGCTGGAAGATGTGAACTGGGGTGAAGCATAATCGCTTTAGGCGGGGCTAAGGCCCCGTCTATCCTCTGGGAGGATCACATGAAGTCCAATTACATGACACGCGCCATAGCACACCGAGATCCGCGGTTTGTTACCATCCTTAAAAGGTTGGGACATCGAGTGACGGATGTTCCTGCGACGGATGATCTGGCTTCTCTGCGGGCCGAATATCAGAACATCGTCGGTAAGCGCGCCTTCCACGGGTGGGATGCCGATGCGCTCAAAACAAAGATCGCGGAGGCGATGCAATGAAGTTCTGGCCCTTCACGCGCAAGGAGAAGGCGCTGTCCCCTGTGTCTTCCGGGCGCGGTGGATGGGCCTCCATTCTCGAAATCTATCCTGGAGCATGGCAGCAGAACGTCGAGGTTCGTGCCGAAAGTGTGCTGGCCTACCACGCAGTTTTTGCCTGCATGACACTGATAGCCAGTGACATTTCCAAGCTGCGCGTCAAACTGGTGGCGCGGGACAGCGGCGGCATCTGGTCCGAGACGACCAACCCGGCCTATTCCCCTGTGCTGCGCAAGCCGAACGCCTACCAAACCCGGGTGCAGTTCTGGGAAAGCTGGATCCTGTCCAAGCTCGCGCGCGGCAATGCCTACATCCTCAAGCAGCGCGACGGGCGCGGCGTTGTGGTAGCGCTGCATGTTCTTGATCCCGCCCGTGTGACGGTGCTGATCTCCGACAGCGGTGACGTATTCTATGAAGTCCAGCCGGACAACCTGAACACGCAGGCGCAGCAGATTGTCATTCCGGCACGGGAAATCGTGCACGATCGCTTCAACTGCCTGTTTCATCCGCTGGTGGGCTTGTCGCCGATCTTCGCGAACGGACTGGCGGCCACGCAAGGCCTGAACATCCAGAAGAACAGCGCGACGTTCTTTGGCAATTCGTCCATGCCCGGCGGCATCCTGATCGCCCCAGGCGCCATCAGTGACGATACCGCCAAGCGCCTCAAGGGGTACTGGGAGGAGAACTATTCCGGCAGGAACGCCGGGAAGATCGCCGTTCTTGGGGATAACCTGAAGTTCGAAGCCCTCGCGATGAAGGCTGTCGATGCTCAGATGCTGGAACAGTTGAAATGGACCGCCGAGGTGGTGTGCTCGACGTTCCATGTCCCGCCGTACAAGATCGGCGTTGGGGCGATGCCCAGTTACAATAACGTGCAGGCGCTGAACGTCGAATATTACAGCCAGTGCCTGCAATCTCTGATCGAGGCCGCCGAGATCTGCCTTGATGAAGGTCTTGGCATGGCCGACGGCATCGGAACGGAGTTCGATCTGGACGGGCTTCTGCGCATGGATGCAGTGTCGCAGATGGATGTGCTGACCAAGGCTGCGGGGATCATGTCCCCCAACGAGATGCGGAAGCGGCTTGATCTGCAACCGAAGACGGGCGGGGACAGCCCGATGGTTCAGCAGCAGAACTATTCGCTTGAGGCGTTGGCAAAGCGGGATGCGCAGGATGACCCGTGGTCTACGGAACAGTCCGCCCCAGTGGCGCCGTCTGCGCCTGAAACAAGCGAGACCGAGGAGCGCGCGTTCCTCGCCGAGACGCTGCTTTCGATGCGGAAAGCAATGGAGGCAGCATGATCGATGCGAAAGCATTTGGTGAGGAACTGGCGGCGGTGGTCAAGTCGGCCACCGCTCCTCTGATCGCCGAGAACAGGGCACTTGCTGCCCGTCTGGATGCGATGGAAAAGCGTCTTGCCGAAATGCCGGCGCCGAAAGACGGACAGGACGGCGCGCCGGGCGCAGACGGCAAGAGTATCACGATCGACGATGTGGCGCCGCTGATCGCGCAAGAAGTCGAGAAAGCAGTATTGGCAATCCCGGCTGCTAAGGATGGTGTCGATGGCGCGCCCGGCAAAGATGCCGATCCCGAGGCTGTTGCGGCGCTGGTGCATGCTCGGATCAAGGCACAACTGGACGCCATGCAGGAAGCGGTAAACGTTATTCCTGAGGCGCCTGAGTTGCCGGATATTGAGGGGCTGGTCGAGGCATCCGTAGCTGAGGCCATCGCCAAGTGGCCTGTGCCGACCGACGGCAAGGATGGGGCCGACGGGAAGGACGGTACGCCGGGCGAGCGAGGGCCACAGGGCGATAAAGGGGCTGATGGCATTGGGCTTGCTGGCGCTCTCATCGATCGAGACGGGGCGCTGGTGGTGACTCTGACCAACGGGGAAGCCAAAAGACTTGGGCCGGTGATCGGTCGGGATGGCAATGCCGGGCGAGACGGCAAGGATGGGGCCGACGGCTTCAGCTTCGAGGATCTCACCTTCGTTTGGCGTGAAGGTAAGGCCTACGCCCGGTTTGAGCGCGGCGAGATTGTGAAGGAAATGCCAATCCCGGGCCTGTACGATGCAGGGATCTATCGTGAGGGCAAGGACTACACCGCGGGCGAGGGGGTTACCTTCGGTGGCAGTTTCTGGATTGCGCAATGCGATACCAAGTCCAAGCCGGGCGACGGTGATGACTGGCGGCAGGCGGTTAAGAAGGGCCGTGACGGACGCGACGGCGAGTTGAAGGCTCCGCGCGAGCCGGGCCCGGTCCAGATCGGACCCAAGAAAGGCGGTGCCTGATGGCCTCTTTCGTCACTCTGACCGAGCTTAAGGACGCGCTCCTGATCGATCACAACGATGATGACGCGGCCCTGACGCTCTACATCGAGGCGGCAACCATGGCCGTCGTGAACTATCTGAAAGCATCCGCTGAACCGATGCTTGAGCCCGAGGCGACGGTTCCGCCAGAGGTCAAGGTGTCGGTGATTTTCCTTGTGGGGATCATGTGGCGGAACCCGGATAACGACACGGAAAGCGCATTCGAACAGGGGTTCCTGCCTCGGCCGGTGACGGCGTTGCTGTATCCGCTGCGCGACCCTGCGCTGGCATAGGAGTTTATCATGTCTCAGAACATCAGGATCAAAATCACCTCTGGCGACCGCACGGAAAAGCCCCCGTTCTGGAAGGGGGTTCGCAATGGCTTGGTATTCTTCGGGATGCTTTTCGGACCCGGTATCATTGCTGACAGCCCTGCCATGCAATGGGCGGGGTTCTCCATTCTCGTGATGATTTTCGCCTTGGCGCTTATCCATGAGGCCACGAGCTGGATGACCGTTGAGGAAGCGGAAAAGAAGATCGCTGAGATCAAGGCGGGTCATTGACCTATGGCGAAGAGGATCACAGCGGGGTCGCTGACCGAGGCCGTCGCCTTTGACGAGCCGGTGCAGGCGACAGGGCCGGGCGGCGCGGTCACGACCGTCTGGCCTGAGCGCCACGCCTGTCGCGCCCAGTTCATCTACGCCCGCGGCTCCGAGGTAGTCGAGGCAGCCCGGCTGGAAGGTCGCAGCACGTTCAAGGTCCGGGTGCGCCAGTGTGCGGCGGCGCGGTCCATCACGACGGACTGGCGGATGCGCGACACGCGCCGGGGCACGGAATACGCGGTGATCGAGGTGGACGCGATCACCGATCGGCAGCGGGTCTACATCGTGGTGCAATCGGGGAGGGCTTCGGGGTGAAAAGCCTGAATGACCAGCAGTTGAGCGTTATGCGTTGGCTTCTGGATAATGGTGCTCTTGAATCTCTTTCCATTGAAAGGGAGATATCGGAAACCGAAGTTGCGCTCGATACTGGTGAAGTCCGGATCAATCGAACGTGGACGGGAAGATGGTTCGTTTCGGCTACATTCACCCGTGTCGAGGAAACGGCATGAGCGCTGTCGCCCTACAGGATGCCATCGTCGCCGCGCTGCTGGCGGATGCAGCGGTTTCCGGGTCCGTCGGCGAGCGTGTCTACGACAATCCTCCGGTGAAGGTGCCGTATCCATATATCAGCCTCGGGCCGTCGCAGGTGCTGGACGATGACGCGGACTGTATCGCGGCTGAGGAACACCATCAGCAGATCGACGTCTGGACGAATGAGGGTGCAGCCAAGCGCGGCTGCAAGGCCATCTGCCAGGCGGTCAAAAAGGCGCTCCACGGCGCGGAAGTTGAGTTGGGTGAGGGCGCCGTGGTTCTGATCGAGGTGACGGATTGGCAGGCTGTGGATGATCCCGAGGAATTCATCGCCCATGGGATCGTCAATGTGCGGGCGCTGGTGGATGATGTCTGAAACTATTTCCCCTTTCTCTCGTAGGGATCTGGGGCAGGTGCGGGCGATGTTGGCGGAACAATCGGCGGTGCCCCCTTGGTGACTGTTTCTTTGTCTTTCGGCATGATGCTGACCAACCATCTTAGGTGACCCATGGACGATAACCGTGAAAAGGTGATTCTCGAAAGTTTTCGTCAGGCGGAACTATTCTCGCAGGCGCAGATGAGCATCGCACTTGCAGCAGACGGTCGGGCGATGACGTTCTGCGGGCTTTGCATTGCTGCTGCATCCCTGCTCCTTGGTCTCGATGGTTCGGACGAAATCAAGGTTGGAATGTATGCCGCGTCGGCTGTCCTCTATGCCGCTGCGGCTATCGCCGGGTGGCGCGGACTTCCGGTGGACTGGTATGCGCCAGGCCAAAAAGGAGGTGATTTCGCGGAAGATGTGGCAACGGGACGGCCCTACATAGATGTCATCAGCGAGATGATCACTCAGTCCGACCGACACCTGAGCCAAAACTCACAGCGACTGGCCAAAAGCGGTTGGTGGCTACGGATGTCGGCCTACTTGGCAGTTAGCGCCCCATTGGTCGGAGCGGCGGTTCAGGTGATCGTCTGGATCTGGTTCTGACCGCCCTCGCGAGCCTCGGGTCTTGATCGGCCCGCGCGCTGGTGGACGGTTAGGGCCTCATACCTTCCGAGTTAGAATGATCCCGGGCACAACAATAGTGAATGTCCCGTCCGGGTTCTGATTCACGTCTTCGCCGTTAGATGTGAATAGTTCCTGATTGATTGGAATCCATTGGCTTCCACCATACTCATCTATTCGGCGGTATCTCTGAAATCGGACAACGGTGTACTCGGCTCCCTGGTTGTCTTCGCAGGTAAATTGATCGATTGGATCTCTCTTGAGCATAGATAGTCCTTGTCGGTTTGGGTTTTCTTGCCAAGGGGAGTGTAGCGCAACGCCAAGGTTGCGCGCCCTACGGCTGTTTACTTGGTCACAGGGATGACGTAGCTGGCGGGATACTCGCGGTGCTTGTCCGTGATGGAGTCGACAATGCCGAAGTCCAGGAACACGGCGCTGGCAACGATCTTGCCGCCGATCGTGCTGGGGATCTCGCCCGTAGCCTCTTTGCCCTTGTTGGTCTTGCAGTTGTAGCGGAGCGCATCGTCAGACCGGCGCACCTGCACGACGGACGGGATATTGGCCTGCTGTGACTGCCTCTTGTTGGCCAGCGCACACACGCCAGAATCGCCAGAACTGAACGACAGGGCAACAGGCACGTTGTCTTCGTTGGTGAGGGTGGCACAGCCTGCAAGAGAGGAAACGGCCATGGCGAGGAAAAGTGCAGGGGTCGAACAGCGCAAGATTATCTCCAAGTTCTATAATGGGCTGGAACCTCACGACTTCGTGAGGGATTCTGCAAGGAGAAATTAACCATTTGTTAACGTTCGTGAATGGACCTGCCGGTCAGTCCTTGTCCGGCGAGGGGGCGTCGGGGTGACGGGGCTAGAACGGAATGTCGTCGTCTAGGGATGAGGGTTTCGAGATCGCCTTTGGAACAGGCGGGAATGGGTCCCATTGATCGCCATAGCCTTGATACTGCTCGTCGCGGCGAAAGGACTTCCCTTTCGGAGTGATGAGGAAGTCCCCCTCAGCCTTGATCGTAAAGCTTATCTCGTCTCGTTCTTCGAATTTGATTTGAGTGACAAGCGGATGACCAACAAGCACATCTCTTGCAACGCTTGAAGGCATCCCATCCGTCTTGAGCCGCTCCTTGAACCTTTCAATGATCAACTCTGGTGTGTCCCGATATTTCAGCGCTTCATCAAGAAGACGACGAACAGCTTCGACCTCAGAAGGTAACTTCTTGTCCGTCTGAAAGGCGCTGATTCGGTCTACAAGCTCCCGAGGAAGGACATAGACCTTTCTAATCATTAAAGATTCCTCGGCGCCGTCATCGCTCATCACATGTTTCCCCAGATCAGTGTTCATTCCTATTGACATACTCATGCAGTATGCAGCAAATTGGTCATACGAATGAACATAAGGAGTAACACGTGACTGGGCATAAGATTGGGTATGCCGTCAACCGTCGAAAGGTCCGGGAAGTCGTCCGGGTCATCGCTGAACTGCCTACCGACTTGGTTCAGGAGCTTGATCAATGGGGGGTATCCGCAGGGATGACCAGCCGACGCGAAGCGACGGAAACCCTGATCAAAAAAGGCTTGGAGGCTGTGGCAAGTGGTCATGGCTGAGAGCTTTACCGGCGGCGGGGATACAGGCCTAGGAAACCTCCCCGCCGCCATCAGCAACACTGCCGCCCTGCAAGGCGGCGCGTCTATCAACAACGGTTTTAGGAGAACCGCCGATGAATGCTCACACGGATAACACTCTGCCGGGCCTTCGGGCAAGCACCGCGCTCGCGCAGCACAACAACTACTGGCTTGCGATCCGACAAGCCGGGAAAGAAGCTCGCCTGTCACTCACCGATGCAATCGCAGCTTTCGTGAAATACGAAGATGCCGAAGGTGGCTCGACTGCGCCTGAGAGGGCTTTCTCCAATTTCACGCGCACGATCAAAGCGCAACTCGGCCTGAGCAACAAACAGGCCGATGACATGGAGAGCAGCCGCGACAGGCTTGATGTGATCGTTCTGGACGCGCTGCGCCTGATCGAAGGATCGTGTGCCGAGATCATCTGGGAGGGCATGGAGAAGCAGCGTAGTCGCCGGGAAATCAAGGACGCGGTGAAGGCTTTCGCCAAGGATGTCGCCGGGTCCATCAGCGGCGTGAGGAAACGGTCGTATTTTGAAGGGAAGAAGGTGCAATGAGCGACCTTATCCAATCCGTTGCATCCCATTGGGATGCAACGCCTGCTGCGGAGCGCGAGGACCGCCTATATTCGCTCGCCTTGCAGGTTGCGCACTTCGCTACCGGCGCGATGATGAACGAGATCGAGGCTGGACGAGCCTTGATGGAAGCGCGCGCCATGTTCCCGAGCAACGAAACCTTTGGGGCATGGCGCTCCGAGACACTGCCTGACCTCCATCGGAACCAAGCCCTTCGCTTCATGCAGGTCGCAGAGCAATATGGCGATAAGCCTGTGATGCTCAAGGCACTGTCCATGCGGGCGCTGCGGGCGCTGTCCGCCCCATCGACGCCACAATCGGTGCGGGATGAGGTGGAGGCGAGGACCGATGCCGGGGAAAACGTCACGGCGGCGGAAATAGACCGCCTCAAGCGCGAAGCTTCCGAGGCCGAACGCCGCGCGAAGGAAGCCGAAGCTAAGGCCGACAGCGCCACTGCCGAAGCCGACCGCCAGCGAGCCAAAGCCGATGCCCTTGCCGACGGTCAGCGCGATCTGGTCGAGGCTGCGAAGGAGCAGGCCCGGAAAGACGCGGAGGCGAAATCTGCTGCCGAATTGGCAAAAGCGCAGTCCGAGGCTCGGCAGGCAAACGATGCCTTGGAAGATCAACGGCGCAAGCTGACCGAGGCGACCAAAAAGGCCGAGGACGCCGCCATGGCAAAGGCCAAGGCCGAGGCGGAAAACCTTGCCGCTGCCGAACTAGAAAAGGTGCAGGCGGATGCTCGGAAGGCCAGGGAGGATGAGGCTAAGGCAAAGGCCAGCGTTGAACGCCTGTCCGACCGTGCGGAACGATTGCGTAAGCAGGTGGAAGAACACGATGCATTTCTTCGCGCCCGGACCAACGGCGAGCAGGAAGCCAAGGCTGTCCGTGAGCATCTTGAAGATGTCAATCGGGCTCTCGCGCTGGCTATGGCCGAACTGGCCGACCTTGAGCATGAACCTCAGGATGATATCCGGCGCCTGATGGCGAAGTCAGCCAAGTTGTGTCGAGATTTCGCGGTTGCGCTGGACCAGTTCAACGGGCCGACACTGATCTATGAAGCGGAGTTTGCACAGGCATGAAACGCGCGGAGAAAATCGGAGAGGCCACCATCAACGGCAAGCAGGTGTCGTTCTTCACGCCGCCGCATGACGAGCCGGACTTCCCGTGGGTGGATCACTATGAGCTGCTGCGGGCCTTCGTCGGGCGCTCCGATGCCAAGGCCTTGGTCAGCAAAACCCGGCGCTTCAAGGACGGCCAGATGGTCAGCGTCTCTGCCAAGAATGGCGCGAAGATCGTCAGCATCATCCCTCATGGTATCGCACAGGCCCTTATCGGCGCTCTCGATAACGCGAATGGTCATGGCGATGAGGATGGTCCTGCCTTCAATGCTTACTGCCGTGCGGCAGGCGAGTTCTGCAAAGACCACTGGCCTCAGTCGCTCGAATACATGCTGGCGGCTTTCAAGAATAACGGTGGGCCGATCATGCGGGTCCACCGTCCCGTAGAGCACTAAACCAAGCGGGCCGATCCGAGGCACCACCCTCTGACCGGCCCTAACCCCAAACTGATCATAGGAGGATCAGATCATGGCTTCGAGCCAACATAATGACACGCCCGCGCAAATCAACCGGCGCTCGGTGCTGACCGCGGCCCTCGCCGCCCCACTGGCCGCTGTGCCTGCCGTTGCCGTGGCAGCAGACACGCCGGTGATGGCGCTGTTCCGGGAGTGGGTGCGGCTCTCGGCGCTGATGGACGGTGGCGAGGTGAACGACGAACTCGTTGACGACTACGTTGACCAGCGCGGGGATCTGGAAATCAAGATCGCCAGCACCAAGGCCGAAACGCCGATGGACGCCTTGATGAAGGTCTGCGCCATCACCGACTTCGGGTTTTACGGCAACGGCGATCACGGATTGCCGGAGGCATGGGCCGAAGCCCGCGCGCTGGTCGGGCAGCCCGCGTAACACGAGCCGGGGCTGTAGTGGCCCCGGGTTTTGTGAGTCCCGCGTCGATATGGACACTGGCGAATCACAAAAACGTTACGCAATGGTTAACGTGACGATTTTCGTCACACCTTGGGGAATATCTTGAAACGCATTGCAACACTGTCGCTGATTTGCGCGACATTTCTTGCGGCTTGCCAGCCGGTGCAGCCGCTCAGTGAATACCGGCCTGCCGTCGATCCGGCCAAGGTCAAGCCTGCGAAGTATGAGAGCGACCTTGCCGAGTGCAGAAATGTCGCTCTACAGGTCGAGGCTGATTACAAGGAGCGTCAGGGAAAGGAAGCGGCACAGAACCTCGTCGCTGGCCTTGTCGTTGGTGCGCTCCTTGGGGCTGCGGTCGGGTCCCACGCATCAAACCAAGGCGACCTGATTGGGGTCGGCGCGGCGACCGGCGCGCTCGCCGGTGCTGGGTCGGGCGACTACACGCATGATCTGGTCACCTATGGTCCGCGCCGGGTCGTTGATCGCTGCATGGATGGCCGTGGGTACAAGCTGTTGACCGACTTCGGTCGCGCTTAGGGCATCACCGCCAACACACTGAAACCAAAGCCGTCCTCCGGGGCGGCTTTTCTTATGAGGCAGCACGGGCGGCGGGATCGCTCATTTCGCTTGGAGAATCGATGCCGACTGATCCAGATGCGTTAAGCATTTGGAGGACGTCATGCTTTCGAGGATTTTGGGAACCTTTGCCATCGCGGGAGTGGTGCTGACGGGTTGTGCAATAACGCCCGCAGGCGAGATGTACCTGGTGGCATCTCAATCGACAACAACCCTATGCAATGACCACGGAACCGCGACCGGGGCGAAGTTGCTTGCGATCGAGGCAGAACTTGGAGCGCGGGGCACGTTGCAGTGCACGAGCTACTACGGCACGAAAACCTATGTCGGCGAAAGAACATCATCGACGGTCGGCAAGCGTGTCTACGGCAGGTCCGCCGCTTCATCGTCGCTGGTGGTGGATGACAAGAACTGCTCCGATTTCTCTACCCCTGCGGAGGCGCAGCGGTTCTTCTTGGCTGCTGGCGGCCCACTCAGTGATCCGCATGGCCTCGATCGGGATGGAGACGGTAATGCATGCGAGTGGGGGAAGACGCTGAGTTCAAGTGCCAAGAGGTACAAGCCGAAGCCGGTGCGCGCTACGAGTTACAGGTCCTACACATCATCGAGCCGGTGCTACGTCGGTCCGCGTGGTGGAACTTACACGATCACGTCGAGCGGCCGGAAGAATTACGGCGGGTGCTGATCCGAGCATAGGATAAAGATCAGGAATCCTCCGTCGATGGAGGCTGGGGCGCCCGCGGAAGGCGCCCTTTTTCATTAGGAAAGTTTCCGCATGGCTTGGATTCTGTTTCGCCGAGAATTCCGATGGTCACCTAAGTCCACCGTCACCATCAGATATCGCGCCGGCGGATTGCACAACGTTCCGCGCGCCTGCGCCGAAGCGGCGATCGCCTCGGGGGCGGGCAAGGTGGGGTGCAACCCGAAAGGAAATCGCGATGGCGCGCGACGCAACAATCATCGGGCTGACGAAGCTTCAGAAGAAGCTGGATCGCCTGCCGAAGGTGGCGAAGGAGCAGATCCGGTCGGCGATGGCGTCGGCGGCGGATGATATCGTCGCCATGATGAAAAGCCTGGTTCCCGTGCTGAAGGAACCGGACAAGCGACGTGTCGCAGGCGCACTGCGAGATAGTATCGGCTGGACATGGGGGCAGGCGCCAAGAGGTTCGTTCGCTGTAGCCACCATGAAGGGGGCCGGGGTCGGCGGTGATCTCACGATCACGATCTATGCCGGATCTCGCGATAAGGGCCTCGGTAGCGCCGATGCCTATTGGGCCAGATGGATCGAGTTTGGGACCGAGAAGATGAGGGCGCAGCCGTTCTTCTACGTGTCTTGGCGCGCGAACAAAAAGGGAGCCCGCCGGAAGGTTCGGGCCGCCGTTCGGAATTCCGCAAGGCAAGTCGCCGCAGGCGGCTGAGTTTCAACTGAATGGGCCACTCGGCCATAACCTGACCCGCTTTGGCGGGCATTTTCATATGGAGAACGCCAATGGCGAAACCTGAAACGGCCAAGTTTGGCAAGATGCTGATCAAGATCGGCAATGGTGAAACGCCGGAGGTGCTTGTAGCACCGTGCGGCTTCACGTCGAAGTCGCTTACGCTTTCGAAGAACCTGAATGAGGTGACGATCCCCGACTGTGACGATCCCGATGCGGCCAGCTGGGTTGCGCGCGACGTCGAAAGCCTGACTGCCTCGGTCAGCGGTGACGGCGTTCTAGCAGCTGCCGCGGTCTCGGTCTGGCAAGATTTCTTCGATAGCACCGATTCCCGCGAGGTCGAAATCTCGATCGTCTTCTCGACCGGCACTATGGTCTGGACCGGGGCGATGCATCTCGAAAGCCTCGAAGTCACCGGAGAAAGCGGGAATCGCATCCAGATCAGCGTTTCGATGCAGTCGGACGGCGAGATGACCGGCACCTGGACGGTGACGCCCTGATGTCGCGCAGCGCTGAAGTCACACTGGACTGGGCGGATGGGACATACCTATTCGCCCTGAAGTGGGGCCAGATCGAGGAGCTTCAGGAAAAGACTGACGCCGGCCCATACTTCCTGCTCGGTCGACTGCATGACGGTTCGTGGCGCGTCGGTGATATTGAGCACACGATCCGACTTGGGCTAATCGGCGGTGGCATGGAGCCGATCAAAGCTCTCGGCCTTGTTCGCCGTTATGTCACCGCGCGGCCCCCGATGGAGAGCCTTTCGACCGCGCAGGTGATCCTTGGTGTTGGTGTGATGGGGGCGCCGGACGAGCCCGTGGGAAAAAAGGACGCGGGGGCGGAGAAACCGAAGCGCCGCTCCCGCGCGGCAAAATCCGCTTCGCCCGCATCTACGGAACCGGGAAAGCTGTCGGGCTGAGCCCGCAGGAGGTGCGGGGGCTGTCGGTCTGGCAATACGGCGCCGCCGTGGATGGTTGGATCGAGGCCAATTGTCCACCCGAGAAGGGTGCGCTTACTGATGAGGATCGCGACGTGCTGTGGGAGATGGTTCAGGAAGCCGAAGGGGGCTAGGGCTTTTCGGCTTGGGCGTCTTTGGGCTGGTCAAAGCCGTTTTCGATGAAGATATCTTGGCAGGTGGGATGGGTAACGGCCAGCAGGGGAGTTGTTTCGAGGGAATCGTAGCAGGCCTTCCGTATTCTACGGTTAAGTTCGTCCTTATTTGCCTCCTCCCGCTTCTGGATCTCCTCGTTTCGCAGGCGTACAAGCCGTCGAGCATCATACGCGGCATCTTGCTGTTTTCTTTTTTCTTCCTCCTTGGCTGCGCGCTCGCTCCGTAGGGCCTCCTGCTGCCTTATCTGTTCCTCTTTTTCGCGCTGAGCAGCCTCTCTTGCGGGCCTCGTTCTCTCCATGTCAGACTTATCCGGCTTGAAGGAATTCGTTGCGGTGTCGAAGTAAAATTGAAACCCGAATTGGCGCTTTAGACACTCCATCCCGCGAGTTCTGTTGTCCGGCGTCAGGTCAAGCTCGATTATCTTAGATAAAGGCACCGCAACCGATGCAACATCCCCGTCATATTGCATGGCGATTGTGCATTTTTCGATAAGGTCTACCGCGTCGATAGTCTCGGCAGACGCCGAGGTGGCCGCGGACGATACAGCAACAAAGGTAAGTGCAATCGCAAGTCTCATGCTGTCCTCAAATAGAGTCCTGACCCTCAACGATCTATGTAGGAGATCGACAGATGGCTAGCGGGGCTTTTTGGCGGGGGAAGGAAAGGCTCCGAGAACGGTATCGTGGCCAGGAAGGTTGCTCAAATAACTCTGTGCCATGAGCCCTGCCAGGCCTTTTCTTGGCGGACTTTCTGGCGGTCGAGATCCGGCCCAAACCTTACCGGGAAACACGTGGGCGAAAACGTATTCCAGCTTTTCCTCGATGTCAGAGATCCGGCCCAGTGCTAGTTGCCATTCCTCGTCGTTCTCGAACGACTTTTCGAGTCGGGCCAATACTTCGGCAGTCAGGCTTCGTCCCGACTTCTCCGCTGCCTCTCCAAGGCGCTCCCGCAGCGCGGAAGGCATATTGAGTTTGAACTGGACCATGGGCGATTCTGTCATGGTTCATGTGTGAACTAAAAAAGTCCTTGACGCAATGAACCGTAATGGTTCAATGTGGTTCATGTAAGGAGGTCAGATGAAAAACGAAACGAAGCACTTCAAGTTGAACGCACCTGCTGACCTGATGGAAAAGCTGAAAGAGATCGCCACGAGCGAGAGCCGTTCCGTCACGGCGCAGGTCAACTTGATGCTGCGCAAGCAGGTCGAGGCCTACGAGGCCGCACAAAAGTAAAGGCCGGCGGGGCGGCAACCCCATCCGGCCTTCGATGAAACCAAACTATCTAGGAAAGGTTCTGCGCATGAATATGCCAGTTCTCACCGCCGATTTCAATGGCAGCAACATCACTATGAGCAGCCGCGAGATCGCGGAGCTTTGCGAAACGCGACACAACCAAGTGGTCGAAACCATCGAGCGGCTGATGGCTTCGGGGGTTTTACGGGAAAGCCGTAAAACTACCCGCCGCGTCCAGCCGGAGGGCGGCGGGCGTCCGATGGACGTTTACGACCTGACCAAGCGCGACACGTTGGTTGTGGTGTCGGGATACAAGGATGAAGTCAGGGCGCGGATCATCGACCGACGGATGGAGCTGGAAGGGCAGGCGAAAAGCCCGAAGGCTTTGGACTTCACTGACCCGCAGGTCGTCCTCGGCGTCATCACCAGCCTGCAAGGCGAGGTGGCAAAGAGGGACGCCAAGCTGATCGAGCAGCAACCGAAGGTTGAGGCTTACGACGACCTGATGAATGCCGATGGGCTCTATGGCCTTCAAAATGCGGGCCGCGTTCTCGGCGCGCGTCCGAACCTGTTCATCCGCTGGCTCAAGCAGGACTACCTGTTCTATCAGGGCAATGCCTTGGTTGCGCGGGTGCAATACATCCAGCGCGGCTATTTCGAGGTGAAGACCAAGATCGTTGACGACAAGGCGCGCCCGGAGACATTCGTAACGCCAAAGGGGCTGGATTACTTGCGCGACAAGGTGCCTGTTAAACTTCTGATCGGAGGTGCGCAATGAAACGTCGTGACCTTCTGACCGCGGCCCTCGCCGCCCCGCTGGCCGCTGTTCCCGCCGTCGCTGTGGCGGAGACGGCGGAAACGCCGGTGATGGCGCTGTTCCGGGAGTGGGCATCCTACTGGACGTGGCTGAATAGCCCGGCAACTCGGGAGATGGATGAAGACGACTTCTCCAAGCTAACTGATCACGCAGACGATCTGACGATGAGGATTGCCAAGACTGCGGCGAAAAATACCCGCGATCTGGTGGCGAAGTTCGTTGCGCTTTCTGACTACGGCGAGATGGGGTTGCCTGATCCGGAGAAGACGCCGGAACTCTGGGCCGAAGCTCGCGCGTTGATCGAGCAGGCCGCGTAAGCACGACATAGCGCGCACAACAGCCGAAACACACTGAAACCAAAGCCGTCCTCCGGGGCGGCTTTTCTTGTAGGGGATAGAAATGGCGACTGATCTCGAAAAACTGGTTGTTCAGCTTTCCGCCGACATCAAGCAGTATCAGCGGGAGATGCAGAAGGCTCAGGGCGTGTCGGACAGGCAGGCGCGCGCCATCGAGAATCGTTTCCGCAAGATGAACAAGAACCTTGACGGGATCATGTCCGCGGGGGCGAGAGCGGTCATCACACCTCTGGCTGGCATCAGTGCGGCGCTGTCGATCCGTGAGGTTGCGCGCTACGCGGATGCGTGGACTGTAGCCAACAACATGCTCGCTTCGGCTTCATCGATCTCTGGTACGCAGGCGCGGTCTCTTGAAGATTTGAACAAAATTGCGAACGAGACCAGATCAGGTATTTCCGAAACTGCGGATCTCTACGCCAAGCTGTTGCGATCAACGGCCGGCGTGGCGAAAAGCGAAGAGGATGTCGCGCGTGCAACTGAGATTGTAAACAAAGCGTTCAAGGCCGGTGGCGCGGCAGCGTCTGAACAGGCCGCAGGCATTCTTCAACTTTCTCAGGGGCTCGGATCCGGAGTTCTTCAGGGCGACGAGCTTCGGTCAGTGCGGGAGAACGCTCCCATCCTCGCTCAGGCGATTGCTGACTATTACAAGGTGAGCATTGCCGGACTGAAAAAGCTTGGTGAAGAGGGGAAGATCACCAGCGACGGCGTGTTCAAGGCGATCCTGGCCGCGCAGCCTAAGATCGAGGCTGCGTTCGCGACTACGAACGCCACGATCGCCGATGGCATGACGAAAGTGAACAACGCCTTCACCGAATACGTCGGCGGAACCGATAGCTCCCTCGGTGCGACCGTTCGCTTGACGCAGGGCCTGAATGCGCTCGCGGATAACTTCGATGAGATCGCTGATGTGACGATCAAAGTGGCATCGATCATCGCCGCGGGCCTTCTCGGTCGTTCGATTGGCGGTATGGTCAAGAATCTTGGACTAGCGGGATCTGCGGCAGTAAAATTTGTCGCAGCCATACGGGCTGCAACCACAGTCGCGGGTGTCGGCACCGCGCTCATGGGGCTTTCTGCCGCGGCAGCTCCGATCGGCGCCGTTCTTGGTGTGGCTGCGGTCGGCGCGCTGGTTGCGTATTCCTCGGCCTCAAAAGGAGCTGAAAAGAGCACGAGCCTCGTCAATAGCGAGATGCAGCGCCTCGGCCTTATTTCGCCGCAGGCCGCCAAGGCCGTTGATCAGGTGTCGACGGCAATCAAGGACATCCCGGCAGACGAGAAGGCCAAGATGCTGGCGGCTCTGAACGATGAGATCGAGCGCCTCAAGAATGGCGGAAGCGTCGTTGGGTCGGTTTTTGCCGCGCTGTCAGGCGGGGGCGATCCGGATGCTGATACGCTCGCGGGAATTGGCAATCGGGCGCAGTATGGGCAAGTTGCCGGTGGCCGTAAGATGTATGGCTTCACGTCCGGCGATAAGGATGCCCTCAAGGCCATCGAGCAGATGGTCGATCAGTTCCGAAACATGCAGATTTCGGCTGATGACGTTTCGGCCAAAGTCGCGGAGTTGGCGCAAACCGATCTGTCGAAACCCGCAAAGGAGCTGCTCGCAGTTCTCGGGCAGGTGGCGCAGAAGACCGAAGCCGCCATGTCGCTTCGCCTTGCGAATGACGACCTGACGGATATCGACAATGCCAGGGCCAAGATTGAGGGTCTGCGCGGTGAACTTACCGTTACAAAACTTGCCTTCGACGGATGGTCCATGCCTCTCGTCAAAGAGGTGGGCAGCATCATCGACGCATTTGACGACGGTCAGGTGTCCGCTGCGGATACGAAAACCGCACTGGAAAAAGTAGCCGACGCCAATCCGCAGGCCTCGGCCTATATCGCCAAGGTTACCCCGATCCTGTCTATCTTGCAGGCTATCATTGACAAGGCGGCGCTCGCCAAGTTGTCGATGCAGATCGGCTCCGGTGGTTATGAACCGGATCTTGGGCGGTTCCCGAACCCGTATGCGGATTATGAGAAGCAGTACCGGACTGATGCCTACATCAAGGAACAGCAGAGAATCCAAGGTCTGACCAAGGATCAGTTAGCTCTTGAGAAAGAGATCGAACAGGTCAGGAAGGCCGCGGCGAAGGAGGGTATCAGCCTCAGCGAGGGGCAAATCAAGACGATCGCCGAAGGGAACATCGCCGCCGACAAGGCCCGCTCAGAAGAAGGGAAAAAACCCAAGACCTCTGCCGAGCAGCGCGCCGTAGAGCGGTACGACGATAGCACGCTCAAGGAAATCGAAGGCATGAAGGCCGAAACTGCGGCGCTGAATGCCCTTGAGGTCGGTCAGGATAAGTATGGCAATTCAGTCGCCCGGGCGCGGAAGGAGGCGGAACTGCTTCAGCAGCTTCAGAACAAGGGGGTGCCGATCACGGATGCCATGCGCAAGCAGGTCGCGGCACTGGCTGACCAATGGTATGAGGCGGCCGAGGCGAATTCCGTTGCGCTCGAAAAGCATGAGGAATTCCAGCAGGCCGTCGAAACTGCCAAGTCCTCGATGCAGGATGCGTTTGCGGGACTGATCACTGGGGCAAACAGCTTCAACGATGCGCTGGCTAGTGTTCTGTCCAGCTTGGCGCAGATGGCGGCAAACAAGGCGTTTGAAAGCATCTGGACTGCGGGCCTTGGCTCGGGAACGGAATCTTTCCTCAAGGGTCTGGGATTCGCAGGCGGCGGCTACACGGGTGCGGGAGGCAAGCTCCAGCCTGCGGGTGTGGTGCATAAGGGCGAGTATGTCTTCTCGAAAGAAGCCACATCCCGGATCGGCGTGGACACCCTCGAAGCGATGCACCATGCGGCGAAGCGGGGATATGCCGATGGCGGCCTTGTCGGTGCGGCGAATGCCAAGCTCTCGACGCAGACGCAAGGTAACGCTGCATCCCCACGCATCACCATCAACAACAATGCGCCGGGCGTGGATGTTGCGGCGAAGTCGATCAGCCGGGAAGAAGTCGTCATCCTCGTGAACCAGCGAATCTCCGACAACAACAGGGCCGTCTCGGATCGGCAGTATCTCACGGGAGGGCGATGATGAGTGTCGCATTTCCGTGGCCGGTCAGGTTCATGTCCCAGACGGTGACGCTGGATGGGATGCGGTTTGATCCTTTCACGAACATCCAGGGGGAGACATTCGCCAACCCGACCCTGAACGGGTACTGGCGCATAGACATGCAGCTGGTGGCCCGTACCGCGCAGGAAAAGCTCGCCCTGTCGTCTTTTATCACCCAGATGAGCCCCGGCTCCGCCCGGTGCATTGTCCCTGTTTGTGGTGTTGCCCGCCCGAACGACGCGAATGGCCGCCCGCTGACCGGGTGCTTGATGGCGCCCGAGTACACCTATGACCATGTCGGGTTCCGCGGGGAGGTCTTCCGCGGATACACTCTGGAAGCCGCCGCCTCGCACAGGGACAGCTACATCGACGTGGTGAAACCCGCGCTCTCTGCACTCTGGCCCGGACACTACATCTCCCTCGGGGACAGGCTGCACCAGGTGGTGAATGTCACGCACCTTGACGAGAGCGAGACGCGGGTCCGCCTGTCCGTGATGCCCAGCATCCGCGGCAATCACGCGGCGGGCGAAACGGTGATCGTAGACAGCACCCGGCTGGCGTGTCGGCTCGAAAGCGGTGACCAGTTCGCCGTCGGCGGGTCCAAGTTCAAAACGGTTTCCCTGTCGTTCGTGGAGGCGTTCGGATGAGCATTCATGACATACCGGATGAGGACCTGCGCACCGGCGTCACCGGTTGCACGATCCTTTGCCAGATGGATTTCCGGACCAATCCGCAGAACTGGTGGCTTGGCCTTGGCGAGCTGACCGTCGGCGGGGTGACCTATCAGGGGACGGGGGACGTGATCCAGATCAGCGCCATGTCGCTGACCTATGGGCTGTCCGCTGGCATGGTCCGCTTTACCGTCCGCAGGGCATCGCCGGAGATGGTGGCGAGGTGCGACAACCAGGCCAGCGAGGTCAATGCCCGGACATGCAGGATATTCTACCAGCTATTCTCGGCCGAGGAAGTTGACGGACAGCACAGGGGGCGGCTGATCGGCGATCCGATCAGCGTGTTCTCGGGCCGGATGCGCGACATGCGGAGCACGTCCACCGCGACGGAGAGGTCGATCGAACTAGAGGCGTATGGGCGGATGAGCTGGCAGGGCAAACCGCCGCGCGGACGGTGGACGGATTCTGACCAGAGGAGCAGGTATCCCGGGGACACGGGACTGGCCCTACTGCCCGGGCTGAAGGACAAGGCCATCACATGGCTTCCGGGTTGATCCGGAGCGCCCGGGTAGAGGACGTCCCCAGAATTGTCGACATGGTCGAGCGGCTCGCGCACTCCGTGAGCGGCCCCCAGAGGGTGGACCGCATCAGGACCGCGGAGACGATCGCCTCCCTGATGTGCTCTGCTGATGGGGTGGTTTTCGTGTCGACCGGGGGGTTCATCGCCGGGTGCATCCAGCCCACGATCATCAATCCCGATCCCGTGGCGTTCGAGCTTGGCTGGTATGCCGAAGACAGAAGCGGCCTCGCCCTCATCCGCAGTTTCGAGGACTGGGCGCGCTCGCGCGGGGCCACCCTCGTGAAGATGAGCTGCCGGGGCGGTGTGGCCCAGAAAATACTGGAACGACGCGGCTACAGGTTGGCCGAGATACAGATGGTCAGGTAATGGCGATTTTCTCAAGCATTGCTGCCCTGTCCGCATGGGTCGGCTCCTATGTCTTCACCTTTGCGGCGGGGGCCGGCATCACGTTTTCGACCGCGCTCGCAGTCGGCAAGGTTGCGGCATATCTAGTCTCCGCTGTTGCTTATTCTGCCCTGAGCAGCGCCGCGCAGCGACTGCTTGCGCCAAGGGCAAGTGTTCCGAAGTCTGAGGTTCAGGCGGTCATTCAGCAATCGGACGCCCCGCGCCGGATCTGGGTCGGCCAGAACCTCGCCGGAGGCATTCGTGCCCTGTTCGACGTCAAGGATGCACGCCTCTACCAGCTGGTGGTCGCCGGACATGGCAAGATGCATGGCTTCGACCAGTTCTGGATCGATGGCGAACCGGTGCTGCTGAATGCGTCCGGTCAGGTGACGTCCGGAGTTGCCTCTGGCTATGTGACCGTGCTGACCAGAGACGGGTCCTATCTGGGGGGGGACTACCCGGAGCTTTCTGTGTTCTCCAGCTGGGACAGTTCCCGCAGGCTTGAGGGGCAGGCCACCTTTCTGGTGATCGCCCGCGCGCCGAAGTCCGAGAACTTCATGAAGGTGTTCCCGAAGGCACACCAGACGGTATTCAACTGGGTCTCCCGGGGCGCGGAGGTCTTTGACCCGAGAGCAAATGCGACGGGATACAGCGACAATGCCGCCCTTGTCGTGAACCATTATCTGACGCACCCGGACGGGTATCGGCTCGACGGGGGTGAAATATACTGGGAGAGCGTGTCCGCCCTTGCGGACTGGTGCGATACACCGGTCCCGCAGTTCACGGGCGGCACCGCGCCCATGATGCGCCTCTGGGGCTACTGGACGCTCGATGAGGAACCTTCCGAGGTTCTTGGGCGGATGGCAACGTCCAGCGGGATCAGGGCGTATGAGACGCAGGATGGCCGGGTCGGGCTGATCGGAGGGCCGTTCGGGGCGCCGGCCTGCACTCTGACGGCAAAGGATATTCGCCAGATCCAGACGACTGAGGCCATCAGCGAGCGAGAGGGCTACAACACCCTGCGCGTCAGCTTCATGTCTGCCGCCCATAAGTACGAGATGACCGAGGTCGATCCGTGGGTGGATCAGGGCAGGGTCGATGTCGAGGGGGAAATCTCGCAGGAACTGCGCCCCGAAATGTGCCCGAACCAGTCGCAGGGCCGTCGCCTTGCCAAGATGGCGATGCACGACGGCAATCGGGCGAAGGTGGAGATCATCACGAACCTCGTCGGGCTCAAGGCGCGGTATCCGTCTCAGCCCGGCCAGAGGCATACCATCCTGCTCGACTACAGGCCGGAGGATGGCTCAGGGCGTGAAATCGTCGGGGAGTATGAGGTTCTGGATCATGAGTTCGACCCTGTCGGGCTGGAATGCAGGATCGAGCTGGCAAAAGTGGACCGTTCTTCACAGGAGTGGACCCCGTCCGAGGAAGGGAGCATCCCGGCGCCTTTGCCTGCCAGTGAGAGCGACGGTGCGCCCGATATGACAATGACCCTCAACCAGAGGATCATTCAGGTGACGCAGGGTGTCAGTCAGGCATCCCTCACGGTCGAGGCGGCGGCCATCACCGGGCGGGATGACCTGAGGATCGAGGCTGAGTATTCCAGCAATTGGACTGCGCCGAATCCGACATGGTTCCCGATGACATCGACAGGCCTCACAGCTGTGTCGGGGGCTGTGGCGGATGGGGCCACATTGATGGCGCGCGCGAGGCCCCTTGGGAGCTTCTCCGGCGTCGCCGACTGGGAATATCTCGGCCCGATCACCATTCAGGTGAACGCCGTTCCTCCGTCGTCCCCGACGGCCCTTATTGTTTCTCCGGGCTCGGGCTACGTGCACCTGTCGTGGCGGAACCCGGATGACGAGTTCTTCCAGCTCAGGGTCTATCGGAATACGTCCCCTGTCTTCTCCGCCGCTTCGCTGGTGGTGGTGACGGGCGGCGCGGCGGGGCAGATTTCCGAGGCAGCGGACACGGGCGCGGAAGTGGGTGTGCCGTATTGGTACTGGGTATGCGCGGCCAATGCCTCCGGCGTCGAGGGTAATCCTGCTGGACCGGCAACGATCACGCTCTGACAGATCACGAAAATTCATAACGGAGACGGAATATGGCTGAGTTGTTCGGCGATATGGTCGATCGCATGCTGCGTGACCACGAGGGCTATACCGGCGATGGTCAGGGCGGTACGGGATCACTGCCCGTAGGGGATCGGTCTACCCCCCGTAAGCCCATCGACAAGAGAGATCTTCGGGTCCTGATGAAGGCTCCGGAAAGCTATGCAAGTCAGGCATGCGGGGCGGTCGTGCTGGCGTCAGTCCAAGCCGACCGCGCCGAAGCCGCCGCCGAAGCTGCCGCGTCCCAGATCATCGCCGATCAGCGCGTCCCGACCGACGCCGACCGGATCGCGCTGACCGGGCTTGCCGCTGGCGCGACCGTCTACGTGATCGCCACCGCTCACACTTGGCAGTGGAGCGGGTCGGCATGGGTTGATCTGGGGCAGGGGCCGCTGGCGGAGAAGGCGGACGCTGCCGAGGTTGCGGCGATGATCCGGCGCGATGATGATGCCACAGACCTTCTGATCGCCATGCAGGACGCTGACGGGCTGCGCACATGGCTTGAGGCGCTGGCGTCCGATGGTGGCCCGAGCGACCTGTCGGTCGAACTTTTGGTCCGCGCCATGCTCCGGGAGGGCCACCCGATACCCTCAGCCATCGACGCGGATCTGCTCTTTGCCCTGAGTGATGCGGACGGACGGAGGTCATGGCTTGAGGCGCGGTCGCAGGATGGCGGGCCCACGGATTGGTCCGCAACGCTGATCGCCGCGGCCATGACGCGCCTTGGGCTTCTCGCTGGCAGCGGGATCATGACGGACCTGACCCATATCGTCGGATGGGGGTCATCCACGATGGAGTATATGGCCGCGGATCTGTCCAGCATGGCTGCGGATTTTGGAGCGACCTACGTGGATGGCGGCGATGCGGGTGTGACCGGCCATGTCACGCTGGCGCAGATGGGCGTCGAGCACGCGCTGATTACGTTCCCTGACAACACGATCCCCGCATCTGGCGCGAGCCTCGTGACCTGCAGCAATGTCACCTTCAGCGCCCTGATGCGCCCGTGGGTGGCCACGATCGCCGGTGTCTCGGGCACGTTGTCGTGGGCCGGAGGTGGCCTGATGTTCACGCGCGCCGTCGCCGGCGCGGCGATGGTGCTCTTGGGCGAAACTCCGGCGATACCGGCCATGTCGCAATACCGGCGCGCCGTGACCCTCCTCAATATCGGGAAAAATAGCCTCACCGGATCGGCATCTGCAGACGATGTCGTGGAGATGACCATCCGCGCCTATGACTGGCTAAGCGCGGCTGACAAAAAGGCCATCGTGATCGGACATTTTGTTGATCGCGATACCGCCACAGTGGCAGCGGTGCGGGATAAGATCGTTGCGGTCAACAGGCGCTTGGCCGCGCGCTATGGTGATCTTTATGTCGATCTGTCCGGGTATCTGATCAGCGCCCGCGTGTGGACCGATGCCGGCATCACTCCGAGCGCTGAGGACATCGACGCGCAGTCAATCGGGAACATCCCGCCATCGCTCGCCCAGGCGGACGGAATCCACATGACGCCCGCCGCGCAGGCCGCGTTTGTGACACACATCCTCACCCCCAGAATCGCGGCCCTCGGCTGGTACGCGTAAACAGGAGCACACCATGCAAACCCTCATCCTGACCGCGCCGGGCGTCATCACATCGCCGCTGCCAGACCATCCCCGGCTCCCTGATCTGGCGAGCGACCTGTATCTGGATATAGACCCGGCGATGATTTCCGGCGTTGCGGACGGCGCGGCCATCCCGTCGATCATCGCAACAGGATCGGCGCCGATCGCAGACCGGACGATTGCACAGCTGGTTCCGAGCGTAACGTCCCGCCCGCTTTACTCAGCGGCAGGTGGCCCCGGTGGCGTCCCGTGCTTGACGTTCGAGGGATCTCACGGCGTCAGCAACGACTATAATGACGCCTCGGAAAACTGGACTGCGGGGGCAACATATGCCTGCCTGTTCCGGGTGCGTGACTACTTGCAGGCCAATGACCGCATTTATGCTTCCGTCTCTCCATTAAATGCAGAATACGTCAACATTACGCCGGTTTCCGCGCCGCAGGGGCTGTCGTTTACCGCGTTCGACGGGGCGTCTGTTATCAGGACGAAGCCCACGGCCAGCACCGGCTGGCAGATCGGCGTATTCGCCTTGCCGGACGTGAGCATGGCGGAGGGGCATATCGTTCTGGATGATGCGTCGGAAACGCTGGCGCTGCCGCGTGGCAGCTACGGTGGGCTGTCTCTGGGCACAGTCAAAACGATCGGATCTGGGGCAGTTGGAACGACCCTGATTGGCGATATTGCCAGATTTCGGATCTACAAGCGTCAGATGACGCTGGATGAGTGCCGGGCACTTGTGGCGGTTTGGCGTGACAGCTACGGGCTGTGATCCGCAACCTCCGACGACACAGCCCCGCTTCGGCGGGGCTTTTTCATACCGATGCGCAGGAGGCGCGAATGCCATTCGAGTTCGACAGGAAGATGAGCTTGGGAAACCTGATCACCATTGGCGTCGTCCTGTTCGGTGCGATCGGTGCCTGGTTCACGCTGGTCGCAGGGCAGCAGCAGCTGACCCGTGACCTGATCCAGATCCAGACGGAGTTTTCCGCCCGCAAGGTCGAGCGCGACCGCCAGCTTGACGCCCATGAATCCCGGATCAGGGCGGTGGAGATCGCGCAGGCCAGCCAGTCCTCGGACCTGCGCAACATTCAGATCGGCATCAGCGAGATTAAGGCAAGCATCGCCAAGCTCGGCCAGCCGTAACAGGAGCACCACATGACCTATCCTTGGAACGGCGCGGCCAAACTGGCCGACGCCACCGATTTCGTGCGCGCGGCCGAGGCGATCGGCTGCGACGTGGCGGCGATCCGGGCCGTCTGGGAGGTGGAAGCCGCCGGCAAGCCTTTCCGGGCTGACGGATCGCTTGAACGCCGGTTCGAGCCGCACAAGACCACGCCGCCGCTGATGTCCTATTCGCAGGGGCTGAAGCTGACGAACGCGGCGCGAGAACGGTCGTTCATGAAGCGCTACGCCGAGAACCCCGAGGACGCCATGCGCGCGACCAGTTTCGGCGCGCCGCAAATCATGGCGTTCAACTACCTGAAGGCGGGCTATCCCTCGGCCGCGCAGATGGTGGCGTCCTTCGCCCAGTCCGAGGGCAACCAGATCGGGGCCTTCGTACGGTTGGTGCAGGCGTGGGGCATCGACAGCGCGCTCCGGGCGCATGACTGGAAGACCTTCGCCCGGGTCTACAACGGCAATGCCAACGTCGCCAGTTACTCGGCCAAGATCGAGGCGGCCTATCGGCGGCTGTCCGGTGCGGCCTCCCCGCAGGTGCTGAAGTCCGGCGACAAGGGCGCGGCGGTCAGGCGGCTGCAAGAGGCGCTTGGGACGACGGTGGACGGCTCCTTCGGCCCGGACACGGAGCACGCCCTGCGCGAGTTCCAGCGCGACAACGGGCTCGTGGTGGACGGTAAGGCCGGTCAGAAGACGTGGGAGGCGCTGGCCCGTCAGGTCGATGTGAAGCCGCCCGCACAGCCCACGCAAAGCGACCTGATCGCCACGGTTACCGCACAGGCCGGGGCCGGGGCAGCCGCTCTCGGCACGGTATCGGCGGCGCTGCGGGAACTTCCCGAGACGGCGACGACGCTGCTGGTCGGCGGCGCGGTGCTGGCCGGGCTGCTGGCGCTGGCCGCGTGGCTCTACCGGAGGGCGCGGGCATGATCGCCAAGCTCAAGACATGGGCCGCCATCGCCGGGGCGTTCGTCCTCGCGCTGGTGGCCGCGTTCTGGCGGGGCAGGGCGCAAGGGTCCGCCACCGCACAATCCACCATGAAACAGAAGGACGCCGCCAATGCGCGCGAGATCGAGGACCGGGCCGACGCTGCCCGTGCTCAGCCTGTCGCTGATCCTGTTGAGCGCCTGCGCGCCAGCGGGCGGATCAGAGACTGAACGCAGCATCTGCCGCGAACTGCGGCGTGACCTGCCCACCTATGCCACCCGCGACACCGCCGAGACCCTGCAATCCGGGGCGCGGTTCGTGACCGTTTTAAACGCAATCTGCCAGTGAGGACAATATGGCGAAAGAAATCACCCTCTACACGGAGAATGGCTTCGGGTGGAGCTTCAGGAAGGGCGCCCGGCTCTCCATCTCCGTCAGCCCCTCGGCCCTCTACGTCGGCGGCGCATTCACGGTCACGGTGACCGTCCCCGCAGGCGGCACCCTGTCCACGGTCACCGCCACCGCCAACGGCACACCCATCACCCTGACCGGCTCGGGCAACACGCGCACCGGCACGGCCCCGGCCGAGGCTGGCCCGCTGGTGGTGACCGCGACCGGCGCGGATGCGGATGGCAACCCGCTGACCGCAAACCGGACGGTGCAGGTGCGGGAAGAACCAGTGGGGCCACCGGTCAACATCACCGTCCCCTCGATCACCGGCACGCCCGCCGTGGGGCAGACCCTGACGGCCTCGGAGGGCACGTGGACTGGCTCTACGACGATCACCCTCCAATGGCTGCGCGGCACGACCGCTATCAGCGGCGCGACCGGGCTGACCTACGTGCTGACCGAGGCCGATGCGGGACAGGACATTTCTGTCCGTGCGACCGCGTCCAATGCGGGCGGTAGCGCCACGGCGACCTCGGCAGCGGTGGGGCCGGTTACGGAAGCGAGCGGTCTTCCCGATTGGTCCGACGTGGACGCCATCGTGTTCATCGGCGCCTCGCACGAGCTGGGCATGTACGGCACCTCGTCCCTCACTGCCGGTGTAGCGGCTACCGTCAGCGAAGCTGCTACGACGTATCTGGCTAGCCTCGGGACGAACCTCCCTGTGTATTGCTGGGCGACCGGAGGAACAACCCTCTCATCGCTGACGCAGCATTACAACGCCGCGCGCTCTCGCTTCCCGAATGCCCTGATCTTCTCCGGGTTCGGTGGGAACGATGTGAGCGACGTCATCAACGCTGGCCAGACCTATGCTACCATGACCGAAGCACAGCGGAGCGCCTTCCAAGCTCGTTTGGATGCCGCAACTACCACGGCAGGGAACGACGATCACTTCGTTCCGTACTTCATCTCGTTCCGCAACTACCTTGGGTTGGCCGCTGCGAACCCGGACCGAGGATCAGACCCGTTCAACATGGGCATCCTCAAGAACTGGATGCAAGCAAGTTGGCCGTGGTCCATCGCGGAAGATGGCCGAGCGGTTCTGGACATGCACAACTTCACTCGCCCGCTGGCGGGGTATCTTGTGTCTGGTGACGGATATGTGCACCCCACGGGAACCTTCCACGGTTCCGCGATTGGCTACCAGCTCTGGCGGGAGTATCAACTGCGCCAAGTTCACGCGCTGCTGACCACTGGTGTCACCCAACGTATCCCTGCGTATGTTCGGGAAACCGGGGCGCCGGACGACTATGTGGTCACCTTCGCCACTGCCACCACCACGACCGAGGGTCGAAACGCCGTCAACTTTAGCACCACAGGTTCTTTCCCGATCTCGGGGCTTGCCCTTGTAAACACCCGCAATATTGCGGATGGCCCCACGGTGGACATTGTTCTGCCGGGAACTGCGGTCGCCGGTGGAAGCAGTGTGAACGCATACAACGCAAATGCGTCTGCCGTTACTGATGCCTCATTCTCAGCGGCAAATCGGTGGTTTGACGGAACGCCGTGGAATCTTACTGCCAACGGCAGTAACGGGGCCATCAACGCCAATGTCACCGTCACAATGACATTCCATGGCCTTGCGCCGAATGCCCAATACCGTGTCACCGCTGGCGGCCTCCGTGTCGGCACGACCACGACCGGAATTCTCAAACTGGCAACAGGGGGCAATGAGGCGCAATACGAAAGTATCATCGCCTCGGAAACTGGCGTGCAAGACCCGCTTACCCGGATCGCGCGGCTGACGGCTGCGGCTGACGGCAATGGCGATTTGGTCGTAGTCCTGTCGAATGCCGGTGGTCAGACTGCCCGAGTTAATGGCGTTGGCATCAAGCGGGCCGCCTGATCCATCACCCCGGCTAGCTTCGGATGGCCGGGGTCATTTGCGGAAGTCTCGTTTCAGCAGAGCGGCTTTCCGCGTCTTTCATACCCCATATGGGTGACGCGATCGCTCAAAGCCGGGTCGTAACGTTAGGGCACCACAGCCGTGATTGATCGCCATCAAGGACACGCATCGCGCCCGAGGCTACAGTCGAATCGTTAAGAGTGCTGTGGTTAACGAGTAGGGCAGCCGCTCGGCGGGAGGCAGTCGGGCGGCGGCTTCGTCGGTCCCTTACGTCTTTTCAAGCCCCCGGTCGCCCTTGTGGTGGCCGGGGGTATCATCCGGGCAGCACTGTCACCGCAACAAGCGATGTGCCGTCATATGAGGGCTCGACAAATACCCTGATGTGCGGGGATCGGGACCGCACCACCCATCCGTGTCCATGAGCGCCCGGCTTGACGCTGTGTGGCGTCTTAAGCGCCGCGCAAATCTGAGCCGCGATATCGTCATCGGCACGAATTGATCGCAGGCGCTCCCGAAACCGCGCGATCGCGTGTGGCGTGACGTAGACGGGCAGATCCGGCAATCCGGGGTCGGACACGGGCGCGGGGGTGATATGGTCCACCGATCGCATCCACGCATTGGCTCTGGCGCCCCATCCATCTGGCTTGGGCTGCTTTATGGCCTCCGACAGCGCGACCTTGGTGTTTGGGTGTATGGGCTTGCCGCGCTTGCTTGCGGCCATCTTGCACCGGCTCTCCGGTGATGCGGCAATCTCTCGACCGCGCGCCGCCGCAACCTCCGGGACACCTGTCTCCGTGCGCAGCCGCTCGCGTGTGCCGGGCGTGACACGGCCAATCCCCAGGGCCTGTCGCCAGCGCCAAACGGTCCCCTCTGACACGCCCCAGTAATGCTGGATCGCCGCGCTGCTCTCGATCGAGACGGCAAGGATCAGATCGCCGCACAGGATAGGAGAGTGCCGACCGGTCTTTTTGCGACGCGGCCACGGGATGGGCGCAGAGGTCCATCCGCCGACCTCGACCAGTCCATCTGCGGCGTCATCCAGCCATCCGTCGGAGATGTCAGGTGGATGGTAGGGACCAGATATGAGAGTAGGCGGGCTGGTCATCAGTCACCCCGGATCGCCGCCCGCAGATCCGCATCAAGATCGTCTGGCATCCCGTGCCGCGCCCATTGTGCCATCAGCAAGGCCAGCAGTGGCGGCGCATCGCGCATGCCAAACTCATACTTGCGATACTGCGCCGGGTCCGAATAGAGCCGCCGGCCAAACTCGGTCTGTCCGAGGCCGATCCGCTCGCGCAGCGCCCGCAGATCATCCTTGCTGACCTCAATCTCCTTGATGCTCATGCCGCGATCTCCCGCATGCGACGACCATCCCAGATAGCCCCCTCGGAGATGGCGTCACGTTCGGCGATGGCTTTGCTCTGCTGCGCCAGCGTCCAATTTGCATCGAGCAACTGCGCGATCAGGCGGGCGGGCAGGGCCTCGACCACGCTTTCCGGGATCGCCAGCAGCATCGCCGCCGCGCTCTCCGCGTGCGCCCCAATCTCGCTCATTTTAATGGCTCGGTTGACTTTGATCTGATTCGAGAGGACATTCCGCATGTCGGCCTCCTACGGCTAGGATGGTGGCTGGGGCGAGCATCGCGCCCCGATGGATTGAAACATATTTTTATCGGAAACCGTTCCGGTTCCTGCGGCCCCGTCAGAAATGGCGGGGCCTTTGCTGTTAGCGATTGGCGGCGGCGTTTGCGGCTTGCGCGTCAGCATACCGCGAGATTTTGAAGCCCTTAGCGCGTGCCAGGCGGAGCATATCTGCCGCCTGCTTCCGCGTGCATCCCTGCATGAATTGATCCTCAATTTTCCGGCGAGCAGCAACGGCGTAGCACTTGCGCTCACCAAAGCAGTTCACGTCGCGGACGGTGATAATGTGGGCACCTTTGAATTCGTAGACCATTTCCGTTTCTCCTTTTCGGCGGGGCCCGATGCCCCTTGGTTATGTCTAGAATATAGGTGCAAAAGCACCTAGCCGCAAGAGGAAAATTGCGGTGGAGAGGATTTTTTGCGTTTGAGGGTCAGTCCAGCCGCTTCGCCAGTTCGGCGGCGGTCTCATTGTAGTAGAGCTGCAGCATTCTGAGATCTGTGTGTCCGACCATGCGGGCCAGCGCCAAGACATCCAGTTTCTTGGCGAGGCGAGTGATGGCGGCATGCCTGCTGTCGTGGAAGGTCAGGCCCTCGACCTTGGCCCGGTCCCGCAGTTTGCGCCACAGAACGTCAAGTTGCCGCGATGACAGGCCAAAAACCGGATCTGCCGCAGGCAGTTCCTTTAGGAGGCGCACGGCTTCCGATGATAGCGGCACGTCGCGGGGTCTGCCATTCTTGGTGTGCTCAAGCCGCGCCACCCGATTCTCCATGTCGATCCGGTCTCGCGTGAGCCCTGCGATTTCCCCGGCGCGCATGGCTGTCTCAAGGGCAAACCTGAAGGCATGATAGGCCCTCGCAGTGGCATTCGTCAGGTCGGATCCCGCCGAGTGCGCTAGGCGTTCCAACTCGTCATCGGTCGGCAGGCGGTCCCGGCTCACCGGCTTCTTCGGCCTGGATATGTCGCTGATCGGGTTTGCGCTGATCAGTCTCCATTCCTTCACCGCGACATTCATCACCGATGACATAAGCTGCATCTCGCGGATGACGCTGGCCGGTGCCACCTCTGTCAGCCGCTTGTCGCGCCACTCGGCAAAGTCCGATGCCGTCAGCTCGCCGATGGCCTTCTGAGCTATTGGATCGCGGCCGATCTTCTCAAGCCTGATCGCTTCCCATCTCTCGCCGCGCTTATGCACGGATCGCTCGCGGGCGTAGCGGGTCATGACCTCGCCGAAGGTTTCCGAGGACTTCACCTCATCCGCGTTCAGAATCAGGTATTCCTGACGGGACGCCCACTCCTTTGCCGCTTTCTGCGTGGGAAAGACCTTGGACAGGCGCTTGCCTTGCCGGGCGATCTCGGCCCTATACTTGCCGGTATCCAGCTTCCTGATGCTTGCCAT